AACCAGATCGTGATCAATCAGGTCAAAAATCCCATTATTGTTGGCATGCTCCAATAATAGTAATAAACCGGCATTGGAGGTGAGATTTTTGGCAGAGAATTCGATTTTATTGATCACAGCAGCATCCTCATGGGTTATTTTCTTTCCCTCAAAATTTTAACATGGTATCCCAATCAGAAGTTTTTCGTTTCACCCAATGGGTGAAAATATGAACCTGACGAGAGATCCCCAAATTCATCACAAGTGGGTGAAATGTGGCGATTTTTAGGTAATACAGATGCACAATCGGCAGAAACGAGCCTTTTTTATACCGAAAATGGGAGTATTATCAATTTTTCTTTCTTTGATAAATTAGACGACGTAGAATCCGGGGTATAATTACTCTGTAAACTCGTGATTGCTCGAACTGGGCAGGGTTAGCTCAACCCTGCCCGTTTTCTTTTTATGGGAGAAGCCTATGAACTTCCTATCACAGATTTTGAAGCGCATCTTAGCGGAACCGAAGGCCAACTACATTCCTGGTATTGACGTGTCCCACCACAACGGAGTTATCAACTGGCCGCAGGTGGGCATGAGCGATGTCAAGTTCGCCTATATCAAGATGACCGAGGGAACCACGTGGCGTGATCAACGCGGCGCGGCAAACTGGGCGGGGGTAAAGGCGACATCTATCTTGCGCGGCCCGTATCACTACTACCGCCCGCACATGGACAGACAACAGCAGGCGCAAAACCTGTACGATGCGGCCCCCGACACCCAACTTCCCCCTTGCCTGGACGTAGAACTGAGCCAGGCCCCCGGCTACGAGTTGGATAGGGCGTACTACAGAGATACCCCGAAAGCACAGATACAGGCCGACCTGCTGGATATGCTTCAGAAGATCGAGGCCTTGTACGGACGCAAGCCGATCATTTATACCGCCGATTGGTTCTGGCGTCCCTACGTCGGTATTGCCCCTTGGATGCTCGATTACGACTTGTTCGTAGCAGACTACGACGGTAACACGCCGGTTGTTCCCCTTCCCTGGACGTATCGGAACTGGAGGATGTGGCAGTATACAGCAACAGGACGCACGCCGGGTATCTCCGGGAACGTTGACCTTGATTACTTCAATGGGTCACTGTCTGGTCTTTACCAGTGGGCGGGCGTTGAGCAGCCTGGCGTGATCGGGCAGGCGCGGGTACTCGGTAGCGGCCTGCGCATTCGCAAGACCCCCTGGGGCACGATCATTGGCTCCCTGCCGAAAGACGCCATTGTGGACGTGTACGAAATCCAACAGATTGATACGTGGGCAAAGATTGGCCCCGATCAGTACGTTTGTGTGCAAAACAAGGGTACACAATTCCTCGAATGGGTTGAGGAACCGGAACCGTTCGAGATTGACTCTCCCGTTGGCACACCCGAAGAGCGGGCAAGCGGGCAGATTTGGCCCGGAAACTGGTTTAGCGCATATGGCTATTTGGCAGACGGAAAACATACCGGTGTTGACCTCAACAACAATGTGCCCTGGGATGCCGATGCACACGCACCAGTATACAGCGTCGCGGATAACGGCGTGGTTGTCTATGCCGCAATCGCCCCCGGCACGTGGGGCGGCGTAATCGTTATCCGTTACCAGATTGGCGACCTCGTGTTTTGGGTACGCTATGGGCACGTAGAGAATATTTTGGTAAACGTTGGCGACGAAGTATACCGAGGCCAGCAGGTGGCAAATATCGGTCAGTATTTTGGCGACCCGCACAACTACCATCTGCATCTTGATTTCGCAGACAACACCCTACAGAACGATCCTCTCAACTGGCCCGGCTACAATCCCGCATTTATCGCCGCGCACTACTTTGACCCCGCGCCGTTTATTCGTAACAACAGGCACAATATCTAGATAGATAATAGTGTATAATAGGGGTAATTGTATCTGATTGCCCCCGAACTGAGGGCGCATCAACGGGCGAAATACCTGTGATGCGCCCTCGTTTTCGTTATGTCTAAAAGGAGATAGTGGATGCTGTACACGCTGTTATCAGTCGCTCGTTTTGCAAAACTGTTCGGCATCGCCCCCCTGCACTTTTGGGGCGCGGCTGCGCCATCTCTATCTCCCGCCGTTTTCCCCGCCGGTGGGCAGTGTGGCAACATCTGGCCTCAGCATGATTGGCAGAACTACGATCAGGTTTCCCGTGAAGCCCTCGCCTATGCTATCCGAGACGCCGAAGAGGACATCAAGAACGCGGTAGGCTTCTGGCCTGCGCCGATGTGGTGCATCGAAACGGAATTGTACCCGCGAGACTTCTACCGCACCGCCATGATGCAGACCCACGATGTACGCGGCTTCAATCGGGGTATCTTGACCGATGTTGGCAGGATTATCGGCGGTGGGCGGCGCGGCGTAACCCTGATTGGAACTGCAAATACCGTTCCTGCCCCAGCAACTCTCGTTTATTCTGATGCTGACGGGGACGGTTTCTTTGAAACCGCTACGATCACGCTCGCAACAACGCTTACGAGCGTTGAAGGGATAAAGGTATATCATGCGGGGCATAGCGGGGACATCGAGTGGGAAGTACGCCCTCTGCGCTCTAAGTCAATTGTAGCCGGAACCTTGACAATCGTTCTCGATAGTTGGTTGCTCATTGATCCTGACCTATACGAGGCATTCCCTACTGACGTAGGGTTCGCTGCACTTGACGTTTCCACAACCGCTAATTTTGTAACCAGCGTGGAAGTGTATTACGAATACAACGACGCTTCACTAGCAACGGCGGTATTTCGTTGGGAGAGCGCAGAGGGTTCCTGCACCTGTTCTACTTGCGGTGGAACGGGCTGTACAGTTTGCGTAGACACAACCCAGGATGGTTGTTTACAGATACGGGATAGCGAGAACGGCATGGTTGTTCCGCACCCTGGCTCCTACGTCGATAGTTCGTGGGCCTTGACCGAGTTCTCTGTCTGCCGTGCCCCCGACCAGGTTGACATGTACTACTACGCCGGGGAACGGGCGCAGGACTTCCTGAATGGACGTTCTTACGACCCGCTTTCCGATAATTGGGCATGGATGATCGCATGGATTGCAGCGGCAAGACTGGAACGTCCCCCTTGTTCCTGCTCCAGGCACGCTAACTTTTTCGACCACCTGCGCGAGGACTTGAGTGCATCGCCCAACGGTGGCGGTAGTTTCTCTATCGCTCAAGACGTTCTCGACAACCCCTTCGGTGTCCACCGTGGGGAAGTGATGGCCTGGCGCAGAGTGAAACATCTGGTCAAGAAACGACCGAGGACGGCTCTAATATGAAAGTTGTGACTTGGGTGGACGAAAACGGGCGCAAAAGGCGCTCTATGATAAGGGATATAGACGGCGACCACATGGCGAAAAGCGGCATACCAGTCGAAGCCCCGATAGACCGACTGGACTGGCCTGCACTTCAAAACGAGGTGGCCGATATATTAAATCAATACGGGCTGCTGACCTGGAATGATGTACAGCGCGACAAGACCGGACTGGATGCCGCGCTGACCGCCTTCAAACGAAGGCTAATCAACCTTTACAAGCAAGTTGAAATTGAAACTAAGGAGGCTAAAAATGGCTAATATCGCACAGACTGCGAATAGTCGTGTTTTCTTGACGGACGGTGGGGCACGCCCTGACCATACCCCCGTCTATCAAAGCTGCCTTCGGATGATGGCGTTGTCTCAAGGGTTCGGTGACATTGAACGTATCGAGTGCCCTGACCCCTCTAACTACGGGAAGTTCATCGAGGTCGCCAGCATCCGCGGCGCTTCGGAACGCCCGACTACATCAATCGAAGGTCGCTTGTCGCAAGAGTTGCTCTCTACCCTGCTGGCCCTGGCCCGCAAGGGCTGCTCTTTCGACGTCCAACTGCACTTTGGTTCCTGCCAGAACCCAAGTGTGTTCGATGACTACGACAAAGCCCTGATCCTGGAAGGTGCTTACCCCACCAACTACTCCACGGAGGACTTGGGCGCTCTGGCAAGCGGTGACAATGCGGTCGTGAACGAAAGCGCCGACATCTCCGCCGAAGTCGCCTACGAAGTCGTGCCCCTCGCCGTTGCATCCCGCGCCGGGACGATCATCACGAACGAAGTGGTGGATACCGTCCTGTGTGACAACATCTCCTGCGGCGAGTGCGAAGGCGAGAGCGACGGCTGCAACAAGGTCGTAACCATCACCAAAGCCGCTGGCGGCTCCCCCGGCACTCCCCCCGACATCGTTTACACGATTGACGGCGGGTCAAATTGGTTTGCGCACGATATCGACACCCTGACCGATGCCCAAGACCCCAACGCTGTTGAGTGCATGGGCGGGTACGTGGTTGTGGTGTCAAATTCGGCCAACTCCCTGAGCTACGCCCTGAAGTCGGAACTGGACGGCGTGACCGACCCCGCCTGGACAGAGATCACGACCGGCTTTGTCACCGGCGGCGAGCCTACCGACATCTGGTCGGATGGCACATACGCCTTCATCGTTGGCGATGCTGGTTATATCTACGGCACGAGCGACCCGACTGCGGGCGTGACTGTCCTCGATGCTGGCGTAGCGAACAACGACGGCTGGTTGGCTGTTCACGGCCTGTCCAGCAACTTCGCTGTTGCTGTGGGCAACCACGGCGCAATCGCCGTTACTCACGATGGTTCTACCTGGGCCAGCCTGGATGCAACCTCGCCCGTTGGTATTGGCACGAACTTCAATACCGTGTGGGTTGTCAATGAAACCACCTGGTTCGTGGGTGCGTCGAATGGCTACTACTACTACACCCTGAACGCAGGCCTCACCTGGACTGGACACCTGATCTCCGGTTCCGCATCCGTTCTCGACATCGTTTTCTCGACCAAGAGCGTTGGTTACCTGGCGCTCCAGACCTCCACCACGAAGGGGCGCATCTATCGCACCATCAACGGTGGGCAGTCCTGGAAGCAAGTACCGGAGAAGTCCGGCTCCATGCCCGCTAACGACAAGATCAACGCCCTGGCCTACTGCACGGCTGACCCGAACTTCGTGGTCGGCGTGGGCCTGGCAGACGATGGCTCTGACGGCTTCATTATCGTCGGCGCGGCTGGCTCCGTCTAGCCGCATAAACCTAATCTCGAACTGGGAGTGTAAAAAATGAGTGACAATCCTGCAATCGCAACCGCAAAAGAAAAGCGCGCCGCACCCAATCCTGGTGACATCATCACCCTGGATAACGGCGTGAGGGTCAAGGTTCACGCTGTTCCCGCCGCCTTGATTGACGACGTGACGCGCAACATCGAAACCCCCGAAGTCCCCATGTGGCATAACGCCGACATGGAACGGGACGAACCGAACCCGAACGACCCGGCCTATCAAAAGGCTCTCGCAGACGCCGACCGGCAGCGGGCAACCGCCATGATCGACGCCTGCGTAATCTTCGGCATCGAACTACTGGACGGTGTTCCAGAGGACGACAAATGGATGGAGAAGCTGCGCTTCTTAGAGAAACGCAAGCAGATCAACCTGAAAGGGTACGACCTGAAAGACCCCCTGGAGCGCGAGTTTGTTTACAAGCGCTTCGTGGTCGCCCCGATCTGGCTGATTATGAAAGTCCAGGAGATGTCCTCCGTGACCCCACAGGAGATCGACGCTCAGAAGGCCATCTTTCGCGGTAACGAGGAAGGGTGAGAAAATCGAGGATGTGGGGGTCAAGGGTTCTGTTGACCCCCACATCTCTTACTCAATGACGTTCCTGGAGTGGGAAGCGGCGAACGCCGCAAACGCCACTGTGCAAGAACTGTACGACCTGAGCCAGGGGAAGTATCCTATCTGGTTTCGAGCGCGCATGATTGCATGGTATCAACTTCATCGCCTGGTCAAGATGCACGAAGAAGCGGCCTCATCGGAGGCTGCGGCCAGAGGGAGAAAAAAGTAAACAATGACGCTACAACCCACCGGCGTTGAATTTGTCACCAAAGGCTACGCTTCTTTCGTTTCCCAAATGGCGGGAGCGACGGAATCGGTTGCCAGTTTCGGCCGCATGACTGCAAATCGTCTTGCGGCTATTGATAAATTTAATGCCGGTGTCGCCAACATGAATGCAACAATGGTCAAGTTGGCGAAAACGAATGTAGCGCAGGAACAAGAACGCACCAAGCAAGCAATGGAGCGCACCACACAGGCTGTACAGCGTACCGCCCAATCCTACGAGCGCACCAAGCAGGCGGTCGAGCGTACCCGGAACGCGTGGGTCGTCTACCGCCAGGAACAAGAGCGCACCAAGCAGGCGTCGATGCACATGGTCAACGCTCTCGCCCACGTTGTAACCGCCCTGATCGGGACAAAGACCGCCGTTGGCGGGGCGGGGATCAGTTTAGGCAACCTTGTCAAGGGGGCGTTCTTCGGTAACGCTTTGTGGGATATGGTGTCGGGCGGTATTCGCAAAGTGACGAGCGACATGAAAGCGTGGATCGTGACAGCGGTAACAGCAGCGGGGAACCTGCAAGATGTAACAATCCGTATAGAGAACATGATCGCCCGCCAGATACGCGCGGCGGGCGTTACGGATGATATGGCACAATCCATTACTTACGCCGGTAGTGCTGCTAGAGAGGCGTTGGAGTGGATTGCGGAACTGGCTATGGCAACCCCATTCAGTTCCGACAAGATCGCGGACACGTTCGCATTTGCTACGGCGATGGGGTGGACGGTACAAGGGGCCAAAGACTTGACTACCGCCATCTTGGACTACTCCGCGGCGATGGGCCTGACAAGCGAAACGATGGATCGCATCATCTTCAACTTTGCACAGATGAAGGCGGCAGGGAAGGTTACGGCAACCGAAATGCGCGACCTTGCCCGTGGCGCTTACTTCCCGCTGACTGAAATCCTCGACATCGCTGCCGAGAAACTCGGTATTGCTGCTAACGGGCTGATCGAGTTCCGCCAGGCCGCAGCAGATGGGCAAATTGGGGTCGAGCAGTTCTTCGACGCCTTCTTGACCTATGCGGAAAGAGACTTTCCGGGCGCAGCCAGAAACCTGAACGCCACACTAAAGGCGGTTAGAGACAACTTCCAGGACTTCTTCAAGACAGCGATTGGCTGGAAGATGCTCTCCCCTGCAATCAATCTCGTGTCAGACCGTTTATCGAAACTACTGAAAGAACTAACGTCTAACGAGGCGCTGGAAGAATTTCGGCGTATTGGACTCGGCCTCGTATTTGTTTTTGAAAAGATGTTTGACGCCATCGACAAAGTTAACGATGCTATCAAGCAGTTGTTCAAGGCACTCGGTATCTCTCTCCCGACCGTGCGCGATATCATCAAGGCGTTTGTCGCCCTGGGTCTTATTGTCGAGCATATCGGCAACGCGATATCGGGCTTTGTCAACAATACACTCATCCCGTTTATTGATGGTGTAAAGACAAAGATGGGCGGCGAGTTCAAAGATATTGCGGGCGAAGCATTTGAGTGGGGAGCGAACATTATAGTCAACTTCGCTCAGGGTATTATTGACACTGCCGTTACCGTCATCTCGGCGGTAATGAACTTTATTGGTAACATGATATCTGGTTTCCTTGAAGCACACTCGCCCCCCGATATCCTCCCCGATCTTCCCGAATGGGGTGCAGCGGCGATGGCGGAATACCTGCGCGGTTTTACCCTGGCCGACTTCTCTATGCTCGACAGCATTCAGGGCTTGATGAAGAACGCCCTCGACGCCCTCGTAGACCTGGGGTCGCTCGGTGAAATTGCCGGTAAAGAGATGTTCATTGGTATCTCGGAAAGCCTCATCGAGGCAATGGATCAACTGAATAAGACAGGCAACATCGGGCAAGAGATATTCGAGAAGCTGCGCACGATTGGCGGTGGCTTGGGCCAGGAACTTGCTGACTTGCTCGGAAAGCAGGTAGACCTCGCCCACGCCACGGAACAGTTGGCGGCGGCACAAGAAGCCTACAACGCTGCTGTGGAAGCGACCCGCCTTGCGCAGATCAAGGTGAACTCGTCTATCCGCCAGTATAACAAGATGCTGCGGGACGGGGCGAGTAAGGCCGATCTCAATACGCAGTTGAAGATCGTCAATGCCGAAGAGGAACAACTTGACATCGCCGTAGACCAGCAGCAGGCGGCGAAAGAAAGCGTCGATATGTGGGAGAAGGCCATCAAGCCTCTCGAAGAAGCGGTCAAGCTGCAAGAGAAACTCATTCAGCAGTTGATCGAGTTGATGAGGGCGCAAGCCGACCTCGAAGATGCCCGCAAGCGCGCCGCGGCGAGGGGCGGAGCGGGCGATGGAGAAGATACGTCCGGCATTGATTTGCCAGAATTTGACTTCGATCAGGATAAGGTTAGCGGCAACCTTTCTGGATGGCTTGACAGGATCAAGCGAGAAATGAAAGATAAGCTCGCTGACATGTGGGAGATCATCTCATCGCCTTTCAAGAAGGGTTTTGGCTCCATCGGAACGGCGTGGGACGAGTTTGTAGCGAAGATAACACCGTCGGAAGATGCGAGGAAGAAGTGGGCCGACATTGGCGATAAACTTAGTCAACTCGGCGTGACCATCGAAAAGATCGCTACGAGCGACTGGTTCCAGGATATTGTAGCCGGTATTGTCGATGTCGGAATGGCACTTGCGGAAAACCTCGGCACGGTCGCCGGGCTTGCTGTTCAGTTCATCGTAGAACAACTGCTAAAGATGGCTTTGTGGGCCGACGAGAACGGCCCCACGATTGCTCAGGCGGTTGAAAATATCGGAACCGCAATCGAAAAAGAAGGCGATTTTTGGGCCGAGAAAACACCAGAAATCTTGTACCACCTGGACAACATACTGGCAGCGATTGGCGGTATCGGAACCGTCTTACTCGATATGGTTGCTGGTGACTGGAGTAAGGCGTGGGAAGATGCTAAAGGAACTGTTGGCGGGTTTATTGAATATCTACTCAACAACCAGATCAATTATTGGGCGAGAATCCTGGGCGTTGAGGACATGAATATCTCCGTTGCCGAAATACTGAAATTGCTGAATTTTGTCAAAGACAATTTCGGACTCATTGTTGATGCCATCATAAACAAGATGGACTTACTTATGTACCAGATTGGCGACATCATTGTGAGCGGGCTTGAAGATTTGGGATTGAAGTGGAACACATTTTGGGACACCTTCATAGAAACTCTTTTTGGCGAAGGCGACGAAAGCACGGCGTCAAAACTAATCAGAGGAATGTTCCAATTGGGCGCAGATATGGCGGCTGCAATTATCAATGGTCTTTTGTCGATGGCGGGCGACATTTACGATGCAATAGGCGGAATAGGACAGCCGCCCGCCACCGGCGGCGGAACTCTCCCTGGCATAAGTAAGCCACCGACACCTATTGGCAGCGCACCTCAGCCGGGGATGATTGCAAGGCCAATGGTTGCCCCTGCCGTCGCCGGTTCCGGCGTCACCATCTCGTTTGGCGACACCATCATTGGTAGCAACATGGACGCCGCCGCCTTCAAGTCGAGCGTTATCCGCGTTATTCGGGAGAACCTATAATGTCTGACCCATTACTATACATCACCGATGGTACAACCATCATTGACCTTATCAACAAGGCTGACGGTTTTCTCATAAAAGACTGGACACCCGTTATTTCTGACCCCAAAAGCGGCGGCATTTTCGTGGACAGCCCACTATCTTCCGGTAGGCGGCTCGTGATGCGTAATACCGAGAACGCGATGGAAACCTTCGACATCGCCCTGCGTTCCGCAAGTCAGGATATGGTTATTGGGCATATGCGCTCAATCAGAACGCTCTTGACAAAGGCACACGAATACTGGACGACGGACTGGCAGAACGAGCCAGTCTACATCGTGGCGCGCGGCTCTTGTGAAACAGAAGCCCGCTACGCCATCATCAAGGACTGGCGACTACAGACCGACGATAACCCGTATTCTTCTCCGTTCTCAGGGAAGAAACCGGCGATGATAAACCTGTCCTTGATCCTGGAGCGCGGTGACTGGTTGTCGGACGCACCGGGGGCTGGGCGCTGTGTTGAGACTTCCGCGATCAAGTCTGCAACCAATGGAACGGCAACGGAAATTAGTTATCCAAGTGCAAGCTCCGACGATGCGTCCGTCAATCGAAGCCTGTCTGTAATCGAGACTGGACTTATCGCAATCAGTTACGGTGGGTCAACAAGACAAATTGATTGCGCTGTCCGATTTACGGGCGTTACCGTGCCTCAGTATGCACAAATAGATTATGCGTTTATTCGTGTAAAACCGACATCGGCCGCAGAATACATTGTTGCTGATGTGAGCGTGGAAGAGGCGGACGACCCGGCTACGTATTCCACGTATGCGGACTTCGTGGGGAGAACCCTGTCTACCGACATCGGAACTTTCACGCCGACCGGGATTGGATATTCGCAGGACACAACTGACCTTACTGCGCTTGTGCAGGGTATTGTGGACAGAGCGGGGTGGGCGTCCAATCAGAGTATGGCCTTCCACTTCATTCCGCGCTTTCCAACAAAGACCCCGCTCGGTACAGTATCCCTGGCGTCCATTGATTCTCTCGTTGACTACCCCGAACTTCATATCGGGTATTCCGTTGCCTTTCCCCCCTACGGACAGGAGGAAACCTGCGAGAGCGAAGTCTTTATCGCCAACAAGGAAAACCAGGCCCCCATTACACACATCTTCAACTATGATGCGTTCTCGACATCATATAGCGCCAATCTCTTGACAGACCCCCCAACGTACCCGTACAGTTTCTTCGACGTGGTTGCCGCCGGGAATACGGGGTACACCCTCTTTGGGTCTACGATTGGCCCGTTCAACTCCCTCGTATTCAACCTGGGAACGGGGCAGAGTGACCTGACGATCACGTGGGAGTATTACGACTCCGCCCTCGGATGGACGACGTTTGACCCGCGCGATGAAACAAGCGTTACGCAGCCATTCCAAAAAACGGGCGTTAGCCTTGTCAACTGGAAACAGGAAAACACGTGGGGAGCGAGCAACGAGAATGGGGTGGTCGCATTTTGGGTTCGGGCCACCGTTGACGTTGGCGCAACCCCCGTCTATCCAGAACAGGTAACGAGGGACGTGTACACCGTCACAAACTCCTATATAGATGTAGAGAGCGACCAGGTGAGCGGGGACATTCCCGCCATCGCGAGAATACAAATCAAGAGTCGCGGCGCGGACGACACCGCGGTCGATGCCTCGATGATGTGGTGTTCCCGTATCCATGCTGGCCTGCGCAGCCTCTCCAGGGGCGAGGAATTTTCTCCCTGGATGAACGGCTCCGATGAACAGCACCAGCCGGGCGTCGTCTGCTCGGCCACAGCGGGTGCATTCCAGGACGACACATACGACTCGGCATCGTTTGGCGCAGCCCCCACGAAGAAGTTCTACGTCTACACGTCGGCGGGAGCGGTGACGACGTTCACAAACACAGTACGATGGACGATTGACGCCAGTTATGCGGCCCAATACAGGGGAACATATAACGTCTACATGCGTTACGCACAAGGGGATAGCACAAACCGCAAGTACACCGTGCGCTTGGCCTACACGTCGGGCGATTCTTCGGGCGGTATCCAAAGCCTGACAAATCCGGTTGCTCTGAACATCGACGGAACCTACTTCAAGTCAAAGCGCGTGGGTTCTCTCGGAACGATCACGCTCCTTAGCGGCACGTCGGATGCCGACGCCGTTGGCGACATTGTTTTCGATCTCCAGGCCACGGCAACTGCGGCGGGCGACCTCGTTGTTTACGAGCTTATCTTGATGCCGTCTGACGAATGGTTCGGTGTCTACACGTCCATCGACGGACAAGGCGATGGCTTGAGCGAGGGATACGTTCTTGACATCGACGGCGGTATCGTACACCCGAAGATGTCCACCCGCTGCCTTCTGCGTGACGGGAACGCAAACTTCCAGGTATTCTCTCGGTGGTCAATTATTCAGAATGGCCCGCCGATCTTGCAGGCGAACACAAAACAGCGTATCTGGTTCTTGTCTGACCAATGCAAGGCCGGGCAGAACTACGCTATGAGTTTGACGGGAACTACGCTTTCCGTCAACGTGACAGCGCAGTATCGCTATTACAGCATGAGAGGGTCAGGATGAGTATAACCCCTTCTCATTACATGCCATTGGGCGTCAGCATCGTGTTCTACGATGCAATTGCACGCGGAAAGCATCCACTCGGTAATATCACAACCGATATGGTGTCATCCTACACGCATAAGATATCAGCCTTTGGTGGCTTTGACACCGCAACCATCGGTATTGTGGGAAACATAAACGCCATTGAGGACTGGATCAGCAACGGCGTTGGCCGTCATATCCAGGTCTACTCTCAAGACAACGCCCTGGTGTGGGAGGGCTTCGTGGATACGGTCAATATCAATGTGGCCGGGATGTCGATGAGTAGAGGCCCGATGCTCGACATCGGCAACCGAGTTTCCGTAATGTATACCCCCATTCTAGACCCTGCATCGAACCCGCAGGTTCTCGGAACCACAACGGAAACGACCATCGCTGAAGATGAAGATAGCCAGGCGTTGTATGGCATCTTGGAAACGGTGATGTCGGGTGGGAACATGGTCGATGACGGCACGACAAACGACGCCGAATATATTCGGGACGTGTACCTTTCCGAGAATAAGAACCCGAAAACTACCCACAGTATCGCAGTTGGTTCGTCGGGCGATACGAGTATCTCGCTTGATTGCAAGGGGTATTTTCACTTCCTGGATAAGTACGTCTATAACGACGGAACCTACAACTACTCAATCCAGTGTACAACGAAAATCGAGAACGTCCTTACCGCTGACCCGAACTCGCTCTTCTCAAGCGATTACAGCATGATAGACGACAACCTCGCCCTCACACATGGGCTTGAGTACAGCAACAGAACGGCGATGGACATTATCAAAGAAATTATGACGCTTGGTGACGGGAACGATACCCGCTGGCTGTTCGGTATTTACGGCGATATGCGCCCCTATTATTGGGCCATCCCGACGATGGCAAGTTACATGTACTCCATTTATGGGGAACACAACGTTATCCGAACACCAAGCGGGATCGTGGTTCACCCGTGGGCCGTGGTTCCCGGTAAGTGGGTGTTCATCTCCGACTTCCTGGCCGGTAAACTGGACGGCTACGTTGACCTGAGAGAGGACAGCCGCGCCGTGTTCATCGAAAGCGTAACCTTTACTGCACCCTACAGCGTCACCCTGGACGGCGAGAACGTTACCACGATCTCCCAGGTGTTGACAAGGCTTGGATACGGAGGCATCTCGTGACATCATCCAATAACGCCGGTGCTGTAGACGGAAACCGCACCCACTTTGTTCAGAGAGACGAACCCAACTTCGCCTGGAGCCACGCCGTAAGCACGCTTCTTGCCCTTCCCGGCCTGCGTGGGGCGTGGCCGATGGCGAGCGTGAACGACAACAGTGTTTCGAGAGCCGTTGACGCCAGCGGGCAGGAAACGCACCTATCCACAGTTGGTACGCCCGTTTTTTCGGCGGGAACCCCCTTGAATCACTACGTCGAACTGGACGGCAAGTCTAGCCTTCGTTATGCGGGCGACCTGGACGACTGGTGGAACGCAGTCTCTTGCGGTATTGCTGCCTACGACCCACTGATGGCAACATCTTTCGAGGGCAGCAAGATAAACATGATCGACCCTGGTACTTACGACGCCACCGACGGTGTGGCCCCGCCAACGTGGGCGGCTGGAACTGGCTGGTCGTTTGTTACCGCCTTGTCCCAGTCTCTCAGTACCGGAATTATCCCCCCCTTATTTGACGGTACGTGGAGCATGTTTGTGCTGTACGATAATGGCGGCGTCGGGCCAAACGAACACCCCTTATTGAGTGCGGGCGACTACGACGCCGGGCGTCACTTTGATGTGTGGTCAAACTCTGCGGCTGGCCTGGGTGGGCGATGGTACGGGATGGGCGATATGTCTAATGGGCCAACCAGTCCCAAGTCGCCCGCTCTTTGGGCTGGCATTGCAGGGTTTGAGTGTTACCACAACGGCGGGTGGGAAGGGACAATTCCAAGCCTCGGAATTGACGACACTGCCACCGGCTACGACATCAAGATCGGACTGAACCCAGGCAAGGGATGGTACTTCACAGGTAACATAAAGCGAGTCTGGATAGGCCATTGTGTCTTGAGTTCTGCCGAAGTCGCGGCGCTGTATGCGGCGATGATTAAAACCGCATCTCCGTCGTCAGGCCCGTTTGTCCTTGCCGTTGCCGATCCATCCATTCTGAGCGGGCGCGTTCTTACGAGCGGCGATGGGACTACGGTAGTAGACAGCGGCGCAGGAACTATTATCAAGGTCAACCTGACTACCCCCGGTACGCTTGCGCACAACTCGACAAACTCGGCAACCGGAAACCACACCCACGCTATCACGGCTAGTGATGATCCTGGCGCGGCGGTAAGTCTGCTAAAGACCAATGCGAGCGGCGGAATAAACCTGGGCGGAAACATTATCTTGAGTTGCGATGGATCAACGACTGCCGACCCGCGCCTGTATGGTCACGTAAACATGAGCGCGGGCGAGGCAATCCGTTGGGGAGACGCGAATGCGGGCCTCCAGAATGGATGGGGGACGCGTCAGGCAGTATACTCATATTGGGGGCTTGAACTGTCTGGAAATCGCCAGGGTGTTGCGATGCCGTTCAACGCAGGTGGCGCAGGTGACGCCTCAGTGAACGTGATCGGCACAACGGCGGCGGCTCCGGTGCTGCAAGTGACCGGGGCAGCGGCGCAGGCGGGGAACCATACCGAGTGGCGCACGTCGGGCGGGGCAGTTTCGGCAAGCGTGGACGCGAACTTCTACGCACAGTTCCCCCGCATCGGCGCGGGCATTGCGCCATTGTACCCGCTGCACGTGAGCGGGGTTTCGTACCTAGATGGACAACTGATTGTCAACGATGCGGGCGCAGACGTGGATTGCCGCATCGAGGGCGATACCGACGAAAACCTGATTTATACCGATGCGGGCAATAACAGGGTGGGGATTGGCATTGCCGCACCGCTTGCTAAACTCCACATCGCAGGAACAGTGGATGTGATCCAGCAGATCGTGCAGGGGGCCGCGGGGCAGACTGCTAACCTGACGGAGTGGAGGAATAGCGCGGCGACGCCTAAACTTGTTGTTGGGGCCGGAGGCAGGCTGGCGCAAAACCTTACAGGAACGGCAGCGACTAATGCGGCCTATGCCGTGTATCTATTTGATGACACCACCACCGAAACCCATCAACAAATACTATATGCTGAACAACGAGTTTCGACCGCAAACCCAACTGCTGCATCCTATTATGGTATGCAGTTTTTAGCCAGCGTGGATAATGCGACCGCAAACATAACCGGAACGCTAATTGGGTCGTTGGGTGGCGCGGGAATTAATGGAGCTTGTGCCGCTGTTATTTCACTAACAAAAGCGCAGGGCGGTGTATTTTATCTACAAAACTATTCGGCTACGGCGACACTGGCCGCTGGATACGGGCTATATATTGAGTCTCCAAGAGGGGCCGGAACTATTACAAGCGCAATAGGCTTGTATATTGAGGCGCAGACTCGAGGGGGGTCTGCAAACTACGCTATCCATACCAACGCGGGTCTGGTTCTCTTTGGCGACAAAGTAGTTTTCACCCAAACAGACGGTAACGAGTTCATCGACTCACTTGCTGATGGCTACATGGATTATGGTGCAACCACACTTCACCGATTCAATAACCCGCTAACAATCGCAAACATAAAAAGCGGCGCAACACAGGTTGCAGCGGGGGCGGCAGCTAACGAACTTTGGAAAACCGCCTCTCACGCTTCGCTGCCAAACAACGTAATCATGATAGGAGTCTAACATTATGAGTGTCACTATCAATTTGACCATCACAGTACCAGACGCCACAACGCGAGACAAGGTGATCGACGGATTCGCTGCCTACCACGGCTACCGGGCAACGTTACCCGATGGCACACCCAACCCACAAACTAAAGGTTTGTTTGCCAAAATGAAAGTCATCGCCTACGTCCGCGAGAGTGTGAAGGCGGGATGGGCAATGCAGGCGGCAGAGGAAGCGCGGCTGGCGCAGATCGCTCTGGCCGATGCGCTGAGTATGGTATAACGAGAGAAAAAAGGAGAAAAACATCATGGACGAACTTACTGAGAAAATCAAGGCACGAATTGCGGAACTAGAAGAGCAGTTGCCGAAAATTGTTGAGGAAGCAAACCGCCAGATTGCCGCTCATCAGGCCGCGATTGGTGAACTGAAGGCGATCCTGGAGCCACCGAAGAAGGAAGAGTCAGACGAAGATGACACGAACTACCACAAGTGAACGGAGTGTAGATGCCTACTAACATTACGGGAACAGAAAGCTATATTGGTGCGCCCGGCTTAACGATGGGCTGTTGGGTGCGCTTCGGCAACGCGGCGGGCGCGCTTGAGTACGTCATGGGGAAGTGGAGCGATGCGGCCGGAAACCGCTCCTACGTCATCCGGCGCGACGTTGCTGGCACGATCACGGCGGCGGTATCGGTTGACGGTACAGCGAGCGTTACCGCAACATCGACAGCTACACCGGCGGCAGCAACGTGGACTTATCTCGCTCTCCGCTACGTCCCAAGCACGAGCCTGAGTATCTTTGTGTACGATATTCCCGTGACTAATGCGGTCGGCATTCCCGCAAGCATCTACGTTGGCGCAAGCGTGTTCACGATAGGTGCAGAAGGTGTTTTCTCGGCCTACTCCATGACAGGACGCCTTTCGCTCTGCTTCCTGTGCGCGGGAGCCTTGACCGTACCGACAATCAAAAGTGTTTATCATGCAACGAAGAACGCGTTTGGGGTGTAGAAGGTTCATAGGAGGAAGAAATGGAGACTGCCCTACTCGGTATCCTTATCCCGATTATTGTTGCTGTCGTTGCCGCCATTCCTGGAACGCTATTGTTTATCGCACAGCGCAGGAAGAATAACAACGATCTCGCAACGTCGGTAAACGCCGCCGCCCTTGCCCTAGTCAACCCGCTACGGAGTGAACTAGAGAAGGCGACCGGGAAGATCATTGAACTGAGTTCGTGGGCAGAAGAACGCAACAAGCAGATTGCCGCCCTTGAAGTGCGGATACTGGCACAGTCTGCCGAGATCACGGACTTGAAGGCTATTATTCTCCAGAAGATAACCAGGATCACGGAACTGCAATTATTGCTTGACGACCGCGATCACCGCATTGTTGAACTGAAAACAGACATAAAAGCCGTAAGTGTTCGATTGGATGCGCTCGAAGAAAGCAAGAAGCCTGGGTAACGTGGTGTCTTGCAGGAGGACGAAATGTACAATACGTGGGCTTATATCAACATCGCGATCAGCATGGTTGGCGTGATTATGTGGGTGGTGTGGTCGTTCAGAAACAAATTTCGGTGGCGCTACTCTTTTGCGCCGCTTAGTATTCTTTTGCACGTTATCGCGTTCTATATCGGTGTCCTGGCTGGCCTGGACAACCGCACCATAACGATCTGGTCAAATGGGGTACGCCTGCACGCGGTGTTGTTCTTCACCACACTAGGAGTGTACCTCGCTTTGGAGAAAAGTCGAAAATGGAAATTGAACAACTTGCCCCCATACTGATCGCTGTCGTCGCCGCTATTCCGGGTACTCTCGCTTTTCTCGCCCAGAGGAAAAAGGATGACAATGAGATGGCTAAGGCGGTGCAAGAAGCCGCCATCGCCCTCGTCAAGCCCCTTCAATCGGAAGTCGAGCGTCTTGGGAAGAAGGTTCTGGATATGGAAGCCCTGCTCCTCCAGAAGGACGCTCGCATCGCGGAACTACAAACGGCGGTAACAGACCGCGACCATCGTATTGATGAGATGGAAGATAAAATCTCTAAACAACAGAAAGAGATTACCGCCCTACAGAGGTCGAGAAAAACATAGCCCGCCACCTTTCCCGGCAGCGGGCCTGTGCGCTAGTCCGCGTTCCACGCCAGCCTTGCAAGCATGGAGTTCTGCCTAAGTGGGCCACAAGACCCACAGGAGCAGCGCACGCGGATACCGACTTCGGTTTGCTCTGTGTCTTGCGAACTCCCCTTGCAGTAAGGGCAGGTGCGCAAGCCCGTGGTCGGGCGCAGCAAGCGTACCGTTGTGTATCCTGCGATGCGGGGAGAGTGACCGGCTAACTCGGTATATTCTTCCACGAGTTCTTCGATCTCGCCTACAATCTCCCCTTCTCGTTCTTCTTCTTCGTCAACGTCGTCGTCGTCGTCCCACTCGTCATCAGGTGGTTGATCCAGACCGTGAGTATCAATTCCAATTCTGTCGCTCATATTCCTCCTACTGGTAAGACAGGTAGATAAGGGCGGCCAAGATCAGCACCGAGCAAAACGATGCGACCGGCAGGATAACCCCGATGGGAAGGTGCTTATTCTCGACGGGTTCGCGCATGATGTAGCGGCGCGGCGGGATATTGTGTCTCTCGTACACGTTCATTCTCCTTTCGACTTTTGATTATAACAGGTTTGGCAGGTGGTCTTGATCCACCCGTTCAAGTTACGCGGAACACCGGGGTCGCCGCAGAACTCACAGGTACGCAGGCTTTGCGCTTCCAGGGACGAGACGTAGGACAACCAGTCGGTCGTACACCTCCCGCCATCTGCAATACGCAAGCCGCCGAACTTTTCTTTCACGTCCAGGGTGATAACCCCTTTTGGGCGGCGACCGTAGTATTCTTCCAATAGTTTGTGCCACCCTTTCCCAACGTGTTCTTTTGCATCCTTCAAAGTCATGTTCACAGGTTTTTCCCTTCTCGCTTGGCAAAGTCTTGGTATTCTTCGGGAATGTCGAAATCCATCGTGCCATCGGTAACGTACTGGAAAACGATGGGGTCGGGTGCTTCGCCTTCCTTCTCTTTGTCATCCATCGGCAGGCCCACGTAGGCACGGTAGGCGTGGCGCAGCTTTCCGCCACCCGCGGGCGTGTCCAGGTGCGGGCAGTAGAGAGAACCTTTCAGGAGGGCCGCTATGACCTTCTCCTTCACGCTAACGTCGAAAGACCAGGCGAATATCTCCCACGTATTCCCGAACACCCCACAAGGCCCGTGGTACTCGATGATGCGCCTCATCGTGGCATCCGTGTACCAAACGTCGCCCAGGAGGATGATGTTGCGCTCCTGCCACAAGAGAGCCGTAGACAGGAACGTATTGCAGGTCGTGGCGTTGTTGCGGGGTTGGTAGATCAGGTAGGCGTCCTTCGAGTCTATGATGTCCCTGTTCTTCGTCACCACGACCGGCCAGCGGCCCGTCCAGTTGCTCACTTGATCTTCGATACGCTTCAGGACGGTCTTACCCCCGTGTACCCTTAGCAGTTGCTTGGGGACGTTGAAGAAACGGCTTGCCTGCCCCGCGGCGAGAATAAATACGGCGGTATCTTTCACTTTGCCTCGCTTTCGTCGTTAGGGCGGTAGACCCTTTTGGCGTCCTCCACCCCTTCCTGCAAGAGGGTGACGATCTCCCCGTTGCGGGAGCGGTTACGGCGCACGGCCAGGCGGGTCAGTTCGTCCAGCAGGGGCTTGGGTAAGCGCACTAGGATACTCTTATATTCTTCCATTATTCCTCCTTATTCTTGGCAACTTCGTCTCTCAGTACACCTATGCCAACATAGGTATTGGCAACGAGTGCCACGAGAACGATGCTAACCCAATACTCAAACGTTTCCCGCATAATCACGGTTAAAAATGTGGCAATGCAGAAGCACGCTGCCGTACTAATTACGTGTGACGTTTCCTTCTTCATTCATTCCTCCTTTACTTCCTTGCAGGGCGTTACGGCGTGAAGTTCAAACTCGCAATTGCTGTTAGCGAGAAACTTGGCGACATCGAACGCCTGCTTATCGGAAGCGATAGCGTAGATGACGGTTCCCTGCTTGATCCTGCCTAACTCAGCGAGCGCAGTTTGCAATTCGCCCTCTTTGCTATCCAGCAAGCTCGTCAACTCCTTACTAGCCGATTCTAGTATGACAATCTTTGCCTGTGCAGCCAGAAGTGCATTGGTTAGCGCAATATTCGTCATGCCGCCAGCATCAACATAATAGTACTGATTGCCCAAGCCGGTCGTCCCAACGGTAAAACCAGGGTCTTTGTCGGCAATGTTGACAAGGCGCTGCTGGAGAACGTCTCTAGCATCAGCCGCCTCTTTGTGCATTTTGCGTTCAGATGCGGCCCGAACGAGCAAAGTCTTGTTTTCGTCCCGTAGTCTCTCGTTATCTGTAAAAGCGGCGTCGCGCTCATTGATAACATTGTCGCATTGTTCTGTCTTTTCCCGCAACCAGTCAGCTATCTCGTCATAACGTTTGTTTGCGGCGTCTCGCTCCGCGGCAATAGCAGAAACCTCGCACGCGAGGACATTGACAAAGCTAGAAATCGTTCTTTCGCAGGTGCAATCTTTGCACTCGCTTTCGATTCGGTGGGTACAGCCGCTCTCGTCGCAGTGTTCCGAGATAGGATGTCCGCACTCTGTACAATTCGTTTTGTCCGTCATCATTCCTCCTTTACTCTATAAACATCCCTTGCGTGGGCGCATTCTTGTTGGCCTCGAAATACTTGATCGCTTCCATGATCTCGGCGTACTTCTGCGCCTCCGCCACCATGCTCTCTGAGCCTGCCCCGGAAGCGACAATGTTGGCGGAGAAGGCGTACTTCTGCGCCACCTTCCCCATGCAGTCGATGGCGATGGCGGTAAAGCGGGCGTGCTTGACTTGAGCATTCGTTTTACTCATTGTGTTCTGCCAACAAATGCAACTTGATCTCGTGGCGAACGACGGTCAGGCAGAGGAAGGCGATAATCACCTTGTCAAAATCAACCCCCGCTACTGAGCCAATGAACAAAGTCGCTCCTTGCAGGATGACCAGGATTGCGGTTGCCTTATTCTCGTATTTACCCATGATACTCCTTGATGTCCTGCACCATGACACAATCGCCGCAGACGTATGCGTTGCGTTTATCCGCCTTCTGGATGACGGCGTACCCCTGCCTACCGACCGCTTTGTGGCAGGCGTTACAGATCAGGTTTGCCATGTGCGGGGATGCGGGGTAAATGGTGATGTCGGTCACTTCAACCTCGTCCGCGACCCACTGGTGCGTTAGTAAAGCCATTTTCTTAGCCATTGCATACTCCTTTCCTTCGCCCCTCTTCGCAGAGCGGACAGGTGCAGTTGTTGCCGATGTTTTCGTATATGTGCAGGATTTCTTCGTCAGACAACCAACGATCCCAGAAGTAGACCGCACCGATGGCGCAACTCGCGCACGCGTCCTCGTTTGTGGAAAACGTCCACTCCCGGTTTGGTTCGCGAGCGGGAGCATTGTCACCAGCCATAAACCACTGGTTGCCAGCGAGAAACCACGGTTTATTGGTCATTCGGTTTCCTGAACTTTCTCTCGTGTTTCGGGAGCCAGAAATCCAGCAGCACAGCAAACGGGCCTAAGCGGACAGAGAAGTGCTGCCGGAACAAATCGTATCCTACGGCAACTCCCCAATACCGCCGCCATGTAAAAGCAAAGGTCGTGTAGAAAAACCGGCACGTCTTGAACTCGTGTTCCTTGTAGTCTTGCTTGATCCAGGTCATTTGTTCGCCCCTTCTTGTGTCGCGTCAATTTCATCTTGGACACTACCCAATGCTCGATACAAATAGTACAACGGTTTTTTATTATACTCAAACTCCGATGGCTCTTTCGGCCAATACGTTAACAGATAGTTTTGTATCCACGGGAAGTACGGAAGTGGACTGCCCCACCGAACCACAACAAACAAGTAGTGCAGAAGGTATGTCAACGCCATGCGTGCGTGAACAGAGTCTTTGTTCCCAACACGGTCAAGCCCTTCTGTTTCGCCAATAATTTCCCGCAGTTCATTCCGCTCCTTCGTCACCTGCTCCAACTCGGCATAAGCGTCACGCAATTCCACGCCAGCATCAACGCGTCCAGCATAATGCAGGTTTGCGCTGTTTGTGGCGCGCTCCAGGTCGCGCCTCAATTCATCCCGCTCCTTCGTCACCTGCGCCAACTCGGTGATGGCGGCGTCACGCTCGATGGTGACGCGTGCGATGTCATAGCGCAAGGCAGCGAACGGATCAGAGTTAGTTTCGCTCCATTGCACCCCGCCCCTATACGTTACTCGCCCACCCATCGGGCACATTTGCCCGCCCGCTGTTGGCGTGTGGTAGCACATTGCTTGCCCGCAAATGGGGCAGATGTCGGTTCCGGTCATTATTCGCCTCCTTTCTCTGATTTCTTCGTATCAACAACTTGCCCGCAAATGCACTCGAAAACGGTTACGGGTTTTGGTTTCTTGATATATTCCTCGTAACTCATGCCGCGTTTTGACATATCGTAAACGGTGACTTCCCACGATTGACCACAAGCAGGGCAGGTGAACTTGACGCTCATCTCTTCTCCATTGATCGGTCGGCCCCGCAGGACTGGCACTTTGTTTCCGGTTGGTGGTTGAAGCTATGGCAGTAGCCGCAGCGCCAGTGGGCGGGAGCCTCAAGGTAGTCGCCATCGTCTTTGTGTACCAGAACGTGCATTCGCGAATAAGTTGTTGCGCACCTGTCTACGAGGCGGTCTACGCCAGCGTCGTGAAAGTCTTTTTCAGATACGCCTTTTAGCAGAATCATGCCTTTGCGGAACTCCGCAAATTCTTTCGCGCGTTCATCATCCGACAGTTGCTTGATCCGCTTGTTGACCGACTTCCAGTTTACTTTAGACATTATATCAGACCCTTCTCTTCCAACAACTTCACTTCGTCAATCACCACCTTGTCGCCCTTGAAGCCAACAAATAGACCGCGCCGCTTGAGTTCGCCAATCGCTTTCTGGCGATTGATTGCAGCAACTACCGCGGCCCTGATAACACGCCGGTTGTCAAGCGGGGGCCAGTTCCATTGCCAACTTGGACAATAACCAATCTGTGCCATCTCTTCGTCCGTCGGGAAAACTGGTGTTGTCATAACCGTTCTCCTCTCGCCGGGATATAAACCCGCAGCCTGTTCCCCCTGACGACCCACAGGTTATCGCCCTTCGCAAACAGGGTTCCATCTTCCAGGACGCCCTGCTCCAGCATAGCGTCGATCTCAACCCGGCTGAACTCCGGCCTTCGCCCCCAGGAGGCGGGGTCGGGCACTTTCACCATACGCCACTTCTCGCCCTCATCATCCTTCTTCCCGCCAGCGCGCCGCAGCCTGCTCGCTTCCCGCATCTGCGCTAACTGCGCCTTCTTTGCGCAAGCCGGGCAGCGGCGGAGGCGGTTGGCCCCCGTGATGACCTTGCCGCAGTCGCAGGTGACGGTGACGATGTTGACGGGGGAGAGGGTCATTTGGAAGCCTCCGGCGGCGGGGGGAGCGGGAGCCAGTGGGTCGGGTGGTCTGCTGTGAGCGAACTATTCTGATCGTCACCGCTTCCAACGATGCACCACGCCTTCTGCCATCTACAACCAGGATAGTACGCCATCTGGTCTTTCCACTCGACTAGCGAGATACAGCCATCTTCCCCGATGTAGTCGTCGGGCCAAACCAGGATCGCCGTCCCGTCCTTCGGGGCCGTCTCGATGGGTTGCCAACCGTTCCGCGGGGCAGCGTTCCACTTCTCAATAGCGCCGCTTTTTCCCAGGTCGGTCGGGCCTTCTACATTGCAGTTGACGTTGTCGCAAACGACAAGGTGGACAATAGTCCTCTTGTCGAGGACGGGACTAATATCATCCTCTTCGATGCGCAGGTCAGTTCCCTGGCAGAAGGGGCAGGGGAGTAGTTTGTCGCTCATTCGTTGATCCCCCGCACTTCCAACCGCGTCACCGCTCCCGCTAACATCGCCTTCGGAACGTAGACCGCATCCTTGCCCGTCTCGACCATCAGGTACTCCGCCTTCCCGCCCGCTACCATCTCCAGGGTGATCCGCAAGGCTTCCAACTCCAATTCGTTCACTTCCACCCACTTACCCAGGATCGACGGTAAGCCGTTGCTGAACGTGACCAGCAGGCGGGCACGGTGGGCGGGGAGGCCGGTCAGGTCGAGCGTCATCGGCTCGCCGCTGTACAGTAGGTCATCAAGTTTGCTTGTCATTTCTTTTTCTTCTCCTCTCAATATGTTTGAACTTGCTATATAAATAATATATCACCGCTTCGCCCACTTGTCAAGTACCAAATTATATTCTATAACTCGAATATGATTGCAACTGTATACTATAACCAATACAACTATACACTTCCATCTGACTAGTCTGACTAGCTATCTGACTAGTTCGCCTTTACATATCTACTGCACATTGTACAAAACTGCGGTAAATATGTAAAGCGATGTGGTAAAATATAGTCACCTTTTTTGGGGAGCCTGATTTTCTGCAAAGAAAGCCGCTAGTGTTACAGCACCAGCAAACAACTACCGCGCCGCACTGGATGGACGCGGTAGTTGCGTTATGCGTGCATTACCCACGCCTTTCCCACAGTTATCGCACACGTGATCCGATAACCATAAGGCAAGCAAGGCGTAGTTAGCGGGAAGCAGACTAGCCAACAGCGGGCAGGCTAACTAGCAAGCAAGGTGACAAAGGCAAAGTAGGCAGTGGGCTTGCGGGCAGCGGGCTTGTGAGCAGGCCGGGCAGCAGGCTTGTGGGCAAGTCAACCGAGCAAAGCAAAAACGGGTTTTTGGTTTTTCCCGACAGCCGAAAACAGGATTCGCGTGCGGAAGGCCGGCACTATGCCGGTCGCGCCCGCACGAAAGCCTGCCGGGCGTCTGCTGCCTTGCAAGCTTTCTTGCTGCAATCTTTTTTGCGGGCTGCTATCCAGTCGTCAATTTTTCCAGCATACGCTTTTGTCGATGCTGGCGATGTGATCGGCAATATCCTGGCAGATTTCCCGGCTTGTATTCTCAACCCTTGCAAAACAGCCTGCTCGGCAACCATCTGGGTCAGCCTGCCAACCGACAGACAACCCACCCAAGCATTCAAGATAACCGATCTTGAATGAATTACCCTTGACCCAGAGCGTGATGTAGACTCGGTCGATAATCTCGCTGCCGGTATCCTTGCGCCATGCCTTGAAATAGTACCTGCCTTCCTTGCCTGTGTACTTCGTGCCATCCAGGGCAGCGTAAACATGGTGGGGGAGTTGAGTTGAGAGCGAATAGCAACCGCCAGGATTACGATAGGGAAGGCAAAAAAAGCTGGCGTCTTTCTTGATATCGGTGGCTGGATCGTAAGATGTAGTCATGTCAGAATCTCCTTAACCTAAGGATACCATAGGCCATTATGACAATACAGTGTGTTTTGTCACCGTTTTCACGCCGAATGTCATGGTGCAAACGTTCTAAGTATTCTGCAACCTTTCTTGCGCGCCAGGCCGAAAATGCGGGTTCGCTTGCAGGGTGGCTGGCTAGCCAGCGAGAGCGGGTGGCTGCGAGAGCGGGAAGAGAGCGGGGGGAAGATGGTAGGGATTTTACCCCCGTTCGCGGTTGGCTCTGGCTCTGGCTTGCCGCGGTTGGCTCTGCTATCTCATCTATGCTAGAGCCTGCTCGCGCTAGAGCCTGGAGCCTGAGTATAACCTAGCCTGCCTGTGAGTATAGTCTATCTATCCTATCCTAGAGCCTTCCTGGAGCCTGCTATCATGCAATAGCCTGGAGCCTTCCTATAGCAGGCTATGCTATCTACCTATTCTAGAGCCTGGAGCCTTCCTATAGCCTTCCTATAGCCTGCCTGCCTGCCTGGTATGCTGATCGTCTCCAGGTATCCTAGAGCCTGGAGCCTGCCTGGTATCCTATGCTATCCTTTACGCTTTGCCCGCTTGCCCATTGCCACGCGTGATATTATATGAAGAGAATGCGCTTGCAAGCGTAGACGATTGTAATAAAATGTCATAAAACGACTATGACAATCGGGTCAAATTGTCATAAATTTTATTACGCTTGTAATGGGTAAACTAGGATAAACTTCCTTGCGTACCAGTACGCTATTTGATAAGATATAGCTACTTCAGCACCTTACCAAGAAACGCTAAAAACGATAGCACAGAAAACACTTGACGCTGCCCACGCCATAGAATACCGCTTCGCAGAACTATGCGAGAATAGATCGGTAGACTGAACTGGGGCGAGGATAGCAGTAAACGACTATTGAAAACCTATCGAAAAAAGCGCGAGTAATAAAGTAGATTCATCTAATTATCTTGCAAGCGACTCGCTTTTTGCTATCCTGTCGCTTGCAAGTCTACCAGTATCCAGCATCTTGTATGCTGGCTAGTGGTAGACTTACGATCATAAGTCTAATACCTGTTTAGAGAGGCAGGTAAAAATGAAAACGAACGTAAAAATTGCTTTTGTGCTGATCCTGGTTGCCTTGCTTTTGTCGGCTTGCAATGCTGATTACAGTGTTGTAAACATGCCCGACGACGCGCAGTGTTATGCTGCTGGCTATGATGTTTATACCGCTCTCGTAGGCGCGCCCAACAAATTAGCTTGTATCAATGATGCAATCAATGACGGCACGCTTGACGGCAGGTAAATAGTTTACCGCTCATCTTGATTAGATGAGCGGTAGATTATAGGGTATTATCGCATATCCGATAGTATCCTATAATCTACCCTACAATAATCCAGCACAACACACGATAGGAGCGAATACAATGTCTAGCGATATTTTCACCGGTTATGCTCACGGCGACGGCGGGCACAGTGTATCAGTAGCGAAGGATATCACCGGATTGACCTCGCATACTGACCGCTTTAATCTCTGCGACCGCAGCGGAGATCACACCTTTACATCGAAAAAATACCAGGAATTGACCGATGAGATTAAGGCAAGCCTGGCGACCCTGCGCAAACAAGCAAAGCAAGATTTGAGCGCAAACATCGATTACGCCGCGGCACGGCGGCACGATACCAGCGTTGATTATCTGCGCTACGCCTTCTTGGTGACAGTTGGCCGCGGCGGGTATACTATCTACGTTGACGAGAAGAAGGATACCACATCGCGAATCGAGGGTTATGTTATCGAACCTGAGATGATGAGCGAAATTGACCGCTTAGGAATTCCCTACATCGACTCTACTGTCATTGATTACGGCATAACGACTATTGCAATTTGCGGCCCCATGCCATGCGGAAAGCCAGATCAATTTGATCCTTCTCCCTGGGGCAGCATCTCTTATACCAGCGTTGACGGTCTGGCTTCACTGTACGCCGCCTTTGGTGCGATTGTCAAGAATATCACCCCCGCCGCCTTTGATCCCAAGAACTACGGCAGCAGAGTAAAGGAAGTGTACGCCGCCATGCCGCGCTAGACACGCAAGGCAGGAACCGCCCGGTCTCGCAAGCCGGGCGGCCCCTTTGGTTATTTGTTGACCGCTGCCCCGTAAGGCCCATGGCCGGGTAACGTGAGGTTAGACTCCTCACCGGCGGTCAAGAGATAATCAAAGCACACACACAAAAGAGGAGTAAAACACATGGACTCGGCAGAATGGCAACCCATTACAACGGCCCCGAAAGATGGCACACAGATTCTAGCAACAAACGGATTAAACACGGTTGTTATTTTTTGGCACACAGAAAGTAAATCGTGGACGCCGTCCATTAATCCTATACACTGGATTCCAATTCCGCACCCCCCGGCGCAAGAGGAGCGAAAATGTTAACCATCGGTCAAAAGGTATTTTATGGGCAATTCCGCGAACCCGGAACCGTCACCGCGGCACACGCAAGCGGCATTTATAGAATCGCTTTGGAGAGCGGGCGCGAAGTGAACGCACCTGAGGCGCAAGTACACACCGCCCACCCCGCCGCCCTCGCTGCCGCTCTCGATCATGCGAAGAGCGAGGGCGCGACACACTACGCCCGCCCTATGCCGGAAACGATCTTCGCGTACCGCCCCGCGCCTGGCTTCCCCGGTCAGTATGGCGAGAAAGTGTATATCCTGCGCGGCGCAGAGGCGCACACCGGCGAACCGTGGATATTACGCGGCCCAACGCTCCCGACATACACCCAGGTTAACACACTCCGAGAGGATACACACCCATGAGAGATTACAACGCCCCCCACGTAGCACCTAAGATTGTACTCCGCTTCGACCGCAACAAACACAATAACCGGCCCTGCTTGATTACTGGCCGCTTGTATGTCGGTTACATCGGGGTATACTGGATTACCCCCCTTTTCACCTTCACTTGTATGATCCTGCATTGGCAGAAAGGAACCAAGCCATGAAAACAGCACCCGCCAGCGCGGCCCTGAAAACATGCCCCGCTTGCAATAGCGTTCTAATTCGCATCAAAAATAATAACGGTTGGAAGTGGGCAGAATGCCTGAAATGCGGCGCAGTTGGCAAGGCTTGCCATAATGACGGCGCAGCAGAAGAGGCTTGGAATGACGGTAAAATCACCCCGTAAAGTGACACAATACACCGGCGGGGGGTGACTTTTGTCACTCCCCGCCCCTTCTGAACTCATGTATAATCAAATCATTGACAACCCACCCCAAACAGAAAAGAGAGGATAAAATACCATGCCCGCCCCCACTTACACCCTGACCGTCAACCGCAAAGCATTCTTAGCCGCCTTGCAAGCCCACAAAAACAACGTCGCCAGCAAGTCAACCCTGCTCGCCCTCGAGTATATTCACATCGACCCCGCCGCCGGAACCTTGCACACCGTATGTAATCACACCTTTAACCACCTGCGCACCCCCGCCTCCTTCATCGGGCACACCGCGAACCCTGAACCGATCCTGCTCCACTACCGCCGCCTTGTGGACGCCCTCAAGAGTGTCACCGCGGCCACGGTTGATATCGAGTACAGCGACAAGGGCGCAACGGTACGAGCGGGTAAAATCTCCCTGAGCATTCCCGCCATGAGCGCGGAGGAATTTCCCCCCTTCCCCCGCCTTCCCGATGTACAGCCCACCCCGCTCCCCCCTGGCTTCGGAGATGCACTCAAGCGCACACTGCCCGCAGCGTCAACCGATGAGGCGCGGCCCATCCTCTGCGCCGTCCACGTCGTAAACCGCGGCAAAGGGGAGATGATGGTAGAGACGGCGGACGGATTCCGGCTTTATCGGGTAAACATCCCCGCCCCCGCCTTCAATTATCCCGAAGTTGATTACATGATCCCCGCAACCGCGGCCCCCTTCCTGATGGGCGCGAACGACGGCGGGGACGTGTACTACATCCCCCGCGGCGGGGAACCCAGTACACCCACCGGCCCCGCCTTGTATATTCGGGCGGGTGACATCGAACTCGCCCCGGAGATGAGCGCGCACTTCAAAAATTACCCCGACCTTGAACAAGTCATCCCCACCGCTCCCCCTTGCGGAACCTATACCGCAAGCCTGGCAGACTGGATGGAAGCTATCAAGCCTCTGAAGTCGAATAAAGAAACCGCCCTTCTACGCGTGAGCGCAACCAGCACCGGCTTAACCTTCGCCATCGGAGATGAGAACCGCGTAGAATTGGCCCTGGAGCTTACCCCCGACGTTTTCAAGTATGAAAAACCGCTTAACTTCGGGGTAAACGTGAACTTCCTGGCGGATACCCTGGAGCAGGCAGGCGCAACGGGCGAGAAGGTAAGCCTTAACACCCCCTGTATTGAAACCTGCCCGTTTACCGTCAAGGCCGGGGCATTCCTGGCCGTTCTTATGCCGATGCACATCGGCAGCTAACAGATCAACCGGGCGGGGGGTAGCGATATCCCCCGCCCACCCTACACCGAAAGGATACCACCCCATGACGGCCAGAGAAGTACACGACCGATACACAGAAAAGCAATTGTCCGGGATGGATAAGGCATTCTACGCCGGAAAATGCAACGACTGGCAAAAAAATAAGTTCCTTTGTATCCAGAGCGAGCTTTACTCCGCCGCCGTCTCTTTGTATCCGCTCCCGGAACACCAGAAGGAATCCAGCCTGCTCCACCTGTGGGGTGTGCTTGGTTGCTACCTGGACAACCACAACCGAGACGAGAAAAACAACATCGAGCGGATCAGGGCGAACGCCCACACCGCGCACCAGCAATTACTAAACTACGACCTACAAGCGAAAGAGAAAGAGCGCGCTAAAAGGTGACAAATGTCACACCGCAACCGTGATAAATGTCACTTGAACCTGGCAAGAACTGCTGTTATTATTAGAGTATCAACCAACAAACAACACAAGCAAGCAAGAGAGGAAAATAAAATGTCCGCCTTCGTAGTAAACAAGAAAGATATTGATTACATCATCAGCGCCGCGCTCTATCACGGCGCACTCCCCAAAAACCACGGCGACTTCCGTTATTTCTACAACGGGTCGTGGTACGCCGTCACCCCCGATAATGCCAACATCACCGGCTTTATGCTGTGGGAAGAGAACACCCGCAGCGTAAACTATCGCTACTCTGATGGCGACCTCCCCACAGATTTTATCCTGGAGCGGAATTATAGCCCCAATATCGTCACTGCCTTTAAGATCATCTCTTGCTATTGCTACCAGTCGTGTGAGACTCCCGACTGGGAGAAAAGCAAAGCGTTTGCAATGATCCAATACCTGAAAGATTCGCTCATCACCGACCTGCCAGGCTACGAGGACGCCCCCTGGGGATTCTAGCACACCCACCAAGCCGGGGGAGGAACGAACCATCTCCCCCGGCAAACCACAACCACAACACAAAAGGAGAATTATCACATGCTTACAAAAACCTTACGCTTTGACCCAGACACCCTGGCAACCTTACGCGCGATGGACTGGAGCGCAGACGGCACACAGGGAAAGATCAACGGACAACTTGACCGCGCCTTATACGCCAAGGTAAACAAAGCCCTTGAAGCAATGGGCGGCGCGTGGAACCGCAAGGCGGGCGCGCACATCTTCGCCAGCGACCCCCGCCCCCAGGTGGAAGGCTTGCTAGAGAGCGGCACACTCAAAGTTGACAGGGACGGCTTTTTTGAGACGCCCCTCGCCGTGATTGACCGCATGTTGGCACTCGCCTCCCCGGTCGGGGAAGTCCTGGAACCCTCCGCCGGTATGGGCGCAATCGCGGAACGCCTGGCGCAACTCATCGACAAAGAGAATATTACCTGTGTCGAGATCAACCCGGAGCGCGCCGCCGCCCTGAGCAGCAAGGGATTCCGCACCGTCCAAGAAGATTTTATGGATTGTTGGGGAGAACTGCCCGGCATCTTCGACCGCGTGTTTATGAACCCGCCCTTTGAGAACCTGCAAGACGTTGACCACGTTCGGCACGCCTTCGACCTGCTAACCGAGGGCGGCGTACTGGTCGCCGTGATGAGCGAGCCGCCCTTCTTCCGCAGCGACAAAAAGGCGGTAGACTTCCGCGCCTGGCTGGACGAACACAGCGGGTATTCCGAACAACTCCCGCCGGGGTCATTCAAGGAAAGCGGAACCGGCGTATCTGCCCGCCTTGTACGCCTGGAAGCATAGCAAAAAAGCACACCACACACAGAAGGCCGGGGGCAACCCCGGCCAGGAGGTTACACCCATGAACCAATACCCGCAACCATGTAAAGATATTGCTGAGTTTCTCGACAAGTTCTACAAACCCGACCGCTACACCGGGCGCGGCCCTGAGTACGCCGCCCTCTTGCTGGCAAGCCACCAAGCGGAATACGACGGAACCGGGAGTGATATCATATCGCACCATGACTCCGCAACCGGCCAGGCGATGATTTTCAAGGGCGGCTTGGTATACATCTTCGGGAGCGAACCGCGATGAAAAGCAAATCCTGCCTGCTCCAACTCGCGATCCTGGCCCTCGCCATCGTCACCGCCCCCCTGTGGGGCTTCGGCCTGCTGCTGGCCGCTGTGGTGGGAATACCACTATGGGCATTTTACGAGGTCATCAAGGGGTGACGTTTGTCACCCATGACACGTGACATTTGTCACTTGTACGCAAGCGTGAGAAGTGCGATAATAGAAGCATAGGAGATCAAGCAATGACCACAAACTACTGCATATCAGAAGAAACCCAGGGGTTTAACAAGGCGATGGATTTTTTCTCATCCAAAAGCCGGGAGAAAATGTCAAAGCAAATGGTTTTGTCTATTGCAAAACAAGTGCTAGACAAAACAAGCCATACCGCCAAGTCATCGTTTGGCGCGGGCTTTTATGATGCGGCGGTTATCATCGCACGAACAAGGCCAGCCACGCCATGACCGACACCGCCCCCGCAACCCCCTGGCCCCCTGAAGGCACGTTCACCGTGAACGGCGCAAGGTGGGCAACCGATCAGGCGACCCGCGACCTCTTGAAGGCCGCAAAAGAAGCGGGCAAGATCAAAGTTTTCGCCGCTATCATGCACCTCGGCGTACTCGTCGGGCGCATCCAATTCTTAGGAGAGGAGTAACACCATGAGCAACTTTGCACAAACCATCTACGAAACCCCCGAAACATGGGGCGGAGAAAATTACCTGATGGACTTCGCCACCCTCGCGGAGACCGTCGGCAACCTGCGCACGCTGCCCACTTTTGAGACCGTGGACGTGTCCGACTGCGCCACCCTGACCCTGGCCGCAGAGCAGGGACGGGTCGCCGTCTACGAGTACGACCACACCGCACCCGGCAAAGAACGCTTTATTCTAGTGCGCCTTGCCGCCTTCGGCCACTACGCCCACAGCGGGCGCACCTACAAAACCCTGCTTGACGCCCTGGCAGACATCGAGAACTGAGAGGAGTAAACACAATGAAGGACTTCACGCAACTCAAAGAAAAGTTTCAGGGAGCCAGCGTGCATGACCGCAAGCTCGCCCCCGCTATCGCCGCCCGCCTGGGCTGGCAGCCCACCTGGAGCCGCCTGACCGTGATCCAGGCCGCAGCCCTCCGGCTGGCCCTGGAAGAGGCACAAGGGGACGCGAAAGCCACGCCCGCCCTTGACGCTCTGCTGGCCTACATCAAAGGCGCATAGTGAAATTTGTCACCCGTGAACCGTGACATTTGTCACTGTACACTCACAGAAACATCGGCTATAATTTAGGCACACTTGAGGAGATGAGATCATGGGAAAAGCCCCGAACAACTACGAGCGCAGCAAGCAAGAACACAGCAACGAGATCAACGAAGTCCGCGCACAAGCATCCCTCGCCCGCCTGCACACCATCCTGGGCGACCGGCTGTATAAAGAGTGGTGGGCGGCGACCTTCGAGCAGGAAGGCGGGAACGCGGAACGCTTCACCTGGCTACAGATCAGGAAGGCCGCACACGAAAAGTACGAAAGCCTGCCCGCCCACATCCACGACGCCCATGACGCCTGGCAGAACGCCACGTTCGCCCTGGGCAACTACGTGTACAGCGTATCTGTACACATCTACAAACAGGACGACGAGAAGGAAGCCGAACTCCGCAAGGCACTAGAAACGGCAGAGGCGCAGTACCTCGCTGTCTGCGACCAGTATCAAAGCACATTTGAGTGCGCCTGCAACGGGGCCAACCGCTCCGCCTGCGCCTGCTGCGCACACACGGGAGAAAACGCATGAAACCGAAAACGATGTACCACGAAACCGCGCACCTGTTTAGCGACGAAATCCGCTGCGACGACTCGAATATTGAGTACATGGAGGGGCCACACATCAACGTTCACCTGACCGGATACGACCAGTACAATGATGTTGTTGTGCTTGAGTACACCGTGTCTGACGGAACAAACCGCCCGATCCTGCAAGGGCGCTACCTTCTGCGCCCGTTCATCGGCAACGGCGAAGCAGTCCGCAAAGCAATCTACCTGTTCGATGACCTGATGATTGAACACGGAATCGGCCTGTTTGGGCAAGGCAACTTCGCCAAATGGAACGAAACATCACACGCGGTCATCTTTGCGATGGGATAGGGACACACACACATGATTATCATGGGTATCCTGACCATCGCCATCATCTTGATTTGGGCACTCTGCGCCTACTCAACCGGAGTTCGCTGATGAAACCAGACATCAAGCCCATCAACCCCGCCCACATCGGCCTCCCCCGCCGCCCACAAGGGAACTTCAAGCAGTACCACCACAGCGACACCGAGGAAGCGGTACGCGCCGCCTTCATCGCTTCTCAAGGAGCTTCTCCCGAAGTGGTACAATTAATCGACCTGTCCACCACCGAGAACCCGAACCCCTGCTGGATAGCGGGGCCTGTACACTCCAACATCGAGGAGGCCCACATTGAAGTTCAGAAAGCCAACCTGGAAGAAGAACAAGACGTGGAAACAACCGTACAGGCAGAGTCGGCGCTTTGACACATCCTGCCGCTGTCATGGGGGCTGCCCTTACTGCGAAAGCGGGCGCACATTCTTTGACCGCAAACGCAGGTGGTGGGCAGACTTCGAGATCAAACTATTCAAGAAAGGAGAGTAAGGCACATGGATAAGAATACTAAGAACGAAAGTGCAGCAGAACTTATTGAGCGCCTGGAGCGCGAGACGGGGCAGCGGGTGGACGATCCCGACAGCGCGGCAATGGCCGGACTGTTTGGCGCAATGTCCCGCATGATGGGCGCAAGCCCCCGCTCGTACACGTCCCGCGATGATGTCGCCGCAGGCATACTCCTCCAGCACCAGATGTCGCCAGAGGGCCACGCAGAAAAGGCAAGCAAAGAAATGCTCGCAGCGATGCTGGCAGGCGGAATGTCGCCCGATGACATCTCCATCCTAACTGGCAAGAAGTAACCCGTACACACACACGAAAGGAGAGTAAGCATGATTAATTCTTACCCAAAGGTTTATGCCATCGGCCACCCATCTATCCCCAACCTGTTTGAGGGCGAAGTGATCGTTGAGGAGAAGGTGGACGGAAGCCAGTTTTCATTCGGCCTGGTTGACGGGGAACTGCAATGCCGCTCCCATAACGCGCAGATCATCCTTGACGCACACGAGAGCATGTTCAGCAAGGCCATCGAAACCGCCCTCGAACTCGCTCCCCACCTGGTAGAAGGATTCGTGTACCGCTGCGAATACCTGCGCTCCCAAAAACACAACACCCTGGCCTACGACCGCGCACCCAACAAGTACCTGATCGGCTTCGACATTATGGTGGGGCCAGAGACGTACATGGGGTACAGGGAAAAGCAGGCGGAGTTTGAACGCATCGGCCTGGAGTGCGTTCCCCTGCTTGCCCGCGGAAACATCGAGAGCGTGGAAGTTCTGAAAGGCTTTTTAGAGCGCACATCCATCCTGGGTGGCTCGAAGATCGAGGGGATCGTGGTCAAGAACCACAACCAGTTCTCCCGCGACGCCAAGCCCTGCATCGGGAAGTATGTTAGCGAAGCCTTCAAGGAAGTCCACGGCGGGGAGTGGCGCAAGAACAACCCGGCCCCGTCTGACGTTGTAGACACGCTCACCGACAAGTACACCAGCCCGGCCCGCTGGCAGAAGTCGGTCAACCACCTGCGCGAAGATGGCCTGCTCGCGGACGACCCAACCGACATCGGTAAGCTCATCCTGGGCGTGGTGAAGGATGTCGAGTCCGAGTGCGAGGAAGAAATCAAGGCCGCTCTGTGGGCACACTTCTGGCCCAAGATCAAGCGTGGGCTGACCCGTGGCCTGCCAGAGTGGTACAAGGACGAACTCGCCAAATCCGCATTTGAAACGAAAGGAGAATAAGCACACATGGAAACGCAAGTACCCGAAGCACCCAAGAATACCATCCCCGGCCCCAAGCAGGTAGAGGATGAGCGCAAGCCCGCCCGCGGCATCACCAAAAGCCCCCACAACCCCAAGAAGGCGCGGAAGGCCCGCAAGATCGCCGCCCGCTCCCGCCGCATCAACCGGGGGCGCAAATGACCGCCACCCTGCAAGAACTCTATGACAAGCTGGTGCAGGCAAAAGCAGAAGTCGCCAAAGCGGAGAAAGAGCGCGGCGAGGCTATGCTTGCACTCACACAGACGCCCGAACACGCCGCCTTTGCTGCCGCAAACGAAACCCTGGCGAATCTCGACCGCGCCCTGAGCGCAACGAAAGAGTCGGAAGCGATCGCCACCGCGTCCCTGTCCGTTCTTGCGAAGATGCACGAAGCGGAAGCCATTGACGGCGAACTGCGCGCCGCTGCCGTTGCACACTACAACGCCACCAAAGAGAAAAGCCCCGTGAAGGGCGTGAGCATCCAGGTACGCAAGCGGGATATCAAGGTGAGCATCCCCGACGCCGAATACATGGCCTGGGTGAACAAGAACCTTCCCACCGCAGTCAATTACTCGATCAACGCCGATTCCGTGAAGGCCGCAATCGACAACAAGATTGTCGAAAAGCCCGAATGGATGACGATTAAGGAGTTCCCTTCTGCCTCCATCACACTGCCGAAGTAACCCACACATACCCACATATACACACAGAAAAGGAGCGAGAGATGAGCGAAAAAATCCATTTTGGAATGATGGTGAACGAGATGCCAGGAGATTCCAGCCCGACAATGGGCTGGCACAACTACCGCACGGGCGAGACGGATTGGCTGCAAGATGCGCCAGCGGACTATTCCGACTACATCCCACAGGACGCCGCCGCGCAGAACATGTATCATCTGCTGGTTGACGACATGGGCGAGTTACCCACCGAAGCCTGCATCAAGGTATTGACCGCCTGCGTTGGCGGGAGGTAGTACACACGCACACATTCACAAACGAAAAGCCCCCGAAAACATCATCTATCACACTGCCGAAGTAACCCACACATACCCACGTATCACAGAAAAGGAGAACAATCAGATGATCGACATTAGCAAACTCAATAAAGCGCAGGTTTTGGCCGCGCTGTACAACAACTCTCGCCCGCTTGGGCTTGGGTTTATGCACTTTGAGCCGGTCGATATGAAAGAGGATGAGGCTACCGAACTCCTAAAAGACCAGACGTATTTCGACTACCTGAAAGGCCGCGTGATGAAGGTGGACTTGACGGGCGATACGCTTGACCCGTGGGGATACGACCGCGACAACGGTCAAGGTGCTGCCGCCAATGTAATCGCAACGTTGAAAGAAGCATAACGAGAAACACACGAAAGAAAAGCCCCCGAAAACATCCGGGGGCTTTTTGCGTTTAACCTGCTGCCGGTCACACCTTGCCCATCTCTTCCCGCACCACCTTGATCGCCTCCGCTACCGCCTCCAAAGCCTTGCGTACAGCGAGGTAAGCCCGCTCCGTGATCGCATCACTGCGGGCGATAGATGAAAGCGCATCCACGACACTCGAAAGCTGCGAGAGAGCGAAGGATACCAGGCGTTTTCCACGCTCCACGTCTACAACCTCGCCCACAGGCTCGCTAGAAGCCTCTGCAAGCCCACAGGAAGGCTCCGGGGCGTCAACATCACATTCCCGCACATCTTCGCCCTGTGGGGCCGTGTGGAAGCGTTCTGCGCCTTCTTCCCGCTGCTGTTCCTTCAGTTGGCGGAAGTGGTAGCGGATTTCGTCCACGCTGGCAGAGGGTTTATCCTGAGCGAACTGCAAGATTTGTTCCCAATCGCCCCCGAACGTTTTTGCCATCACGAAGGTAGAGAACGGCACACAATCGTACTCTGCGCGCACAGCAGGGGAGAAGAACTGCGCCGTTTCCGCATACAGGCGCACCGTCCGCTCCTGGCGGCGGCAGAAGTAGCCCACGCTCTTGTACACGTGGGCGATAGTGACAACCCTTTTGTCTTTGCGCACACACGGGGCTTGTTCCACATACCGCAAGGCCGTATCCCCAATGTCGAAGAAGGTCATCGTAAAGATGTGATCCGCCTGCATCAAGCGGTTCTGATCTTCCTCGGAGATGATCTCGCCGGGGTTGATTGGCATTTCGGGGGTGGGGGTGAAGGGGGGCACAACGGAAGGCGTAAAGCCCTTTCTCCCCCTGCGGTTATCGGGGGGAGAAGGAAGGGAGCGCCTCGGTTCGGGGACGGTTAGCGGGGAACGGGGCATCTATTCTCGCAGCAAGATTTCACGCGCTTTTTCAACGGGGCAAGATGGAAGGTGAGCAAGAAGGGAATCGCCCATCGTATCCTTGCCTGCATACTCCTTGCAATGCACACACATCACCGCCCCCCGGTCATCGACATACATGCAGTTCGCAATCAGGGAACGCAAGAGCGGGTACAGTTCATCGACAACGTGGGTGTAGAGAGCGGGCGCATCCTTCCCCGCCAGGGGGTGTCCATTCCGCTGCTTGTTGCGCAGGTGGCCCACACACAGGTCGCCCGCACCGTAGGCGAACTTCGGACACCACCAGAAGCGACACTTCCGCTGTGCAGGCGGCTTGTGGGAGCGGCGGGAGCGGAGAAGTAAATCTAAGCTAGTCGTTTCCATTGTCGGCCCCTACGTCATTGGTACGCAGCATAGCATCCGTGAGCGCAGCCCAGGTAACAACACTTCCCTCGTGGCGACGGGCAGAGTACACCGGGTATAGGATCATCGGTTGCAGGAACAGCCTGCCGTTCACGGCTTCGCATATCCCGCCACAAGGCATATATCCTTCTTCCATCGCCCGATTGACCCCATCTTCCAAGACCGACACCTGAGCGGCCACAATGATTTTATAGCGTTTCACGTCCATCTCTACCTCCGTTTATATTGCAGGCCCATCGTAGCCCATGTTTTTTAGTTCGGCGGCAAACGCCAATTCCGCCTGCCCATCCAGGCGGGCGGCTTCGTTCAGGATCGTAAGCACATCCTGCACAAGCTCCGAATTTCCGGCCAGCCACTCGCCGCTCACATCGTCTTTGTGGGCATCGACCCACACGGAAAGAGCGTACCAGTCGTTGATGGTAAGGGCTTTGGTTGACATCGACTTAGTTGGATTTTCGGAAAATAGGAAAGCAATCAGGCGATGGCGGTAGGCGTCCACGTCCTCTTTCTTGCTGACCGCTCCGTTGAAGGCGGACTTGATCGCCTTCCCGATCACGCCGATGATCGCCCCCTGGAACCCTGGTTCGATGGTGTAGGTAGGCTCGCAGAAAGCGGCCTTGACTTGCAGGAAGTCTTTGATTTCGCTAGTTGTTTTCATGTTTCCCAATCCAAAAGTGATTCGGGAGTACGGAGCGCGTAGTGCGCATTTCGCACCCGGCAACTTTCTTTAGATTGCTGATCCCCTTCGTGTTTGGGTGGACAAAACAGATATTCGGCGTCTGTGCATACCGGCCCTTGTAGTAATTGACAGCACGAATAACTCTTTCTTCGATAGTTCCATTTTTATCAAACCAAAGCATGCCATCGTTCACGACTGGCTCCCTTCTTTACGCACTTCCGTAAGTTTCTCGATGACCAGCATCAGCCGGACAACTTCGCTCACCAGTTCCGGGATGTCGGTGCGGGCATGGGCGATAAACTCCGCATCAGCCAGCGCACCATCGCTTTCATATTCGCTTGCGTGAATACTATCTGTGGTAATGTGAACAACGTAGTCCTTTTGAGTCTTGTCATCGAAGCCAACCAAAAGAGAACCGACAAGCCAGTTAGAACCGCTGTAGTCGCCCTGCTCAACCACCCACGGGCCAATCGTCGCGGCATCACACCGGCGGCGAATCTCTCGCAACTTTTCAATCTCCATCTTCGCCTTCTTCCTCGTAGCAGTACGGGCAGGAACCGTCATCAGAGTACCCCGTTCCCCCGCAGTAGGGGCAGGTGTCGTCCTCATCTTCCCGGCGGGCGGGCGTTTGGTCGAACTCGATGTCCAATGGAATTAATGCCATCTTTGTTCTCCTTTCTAGGAAACATAGAGACGTTGCCCGGATTGGCCCCAACAACCGCCAGCACCTATTGCACTTGGGCGTCGTCATCGTCCCAAGAACCATCCGAGTTACCTGGTTGTCGGCAACGTCTCACACGTGTTTGCCGGATTTCACCTGTCCACCCGACGAAGAGGTTGAGTTATCGGCTTTCCTCCGCCAGAGGCCCCGTTTATCTCTGTGTTACGCAACAGTAAGCAAGCGTTTCCGCAGGTCTGTTGCCGGGTCATGGTAGCGAGAGCAAGATTTGGACTTGCGATCACGGATTATGAGTCCGTTGCCTTAGACCAGACTAGGCGATCTCGCTATGTTTACTGAGCAGACAACTGGACTTGAACCAGTACTAGCAAGATACGAACTTGCTGTGCTGCCATTACACCATGTCGGCTATGATTTGCGCGCTCGGTTGGTTTCGCCCGGATGCCCACGTGAGCCACCGATAGTTTTAGAGGACACGCGCTATTGCCTGCATCGGCCACCTTTTCCTGTGAGTTGTCCCCTGTCTAAGTGGGGTCTCTTTACTTCGGCTCACTTGCTGGATCAACCCTTTCGGAGTAGTTAGTCGTCCATCCAGGTTAATTCCTGGTCAGACCTCCGCACACTGTACTACCGATTATGGAGTCTCTCGTTGCTCCAGCTTCGCAACCGATGCTACTTTCTGGTGGCTGGCCGTGGCAGTTCCCCGGTTAACTCTATTGCCCAAAGCCAGTTGCCCTCCGGTTCTTATCGAAAGACCACCATTGTTTGTAATCTGAGCGCACTTCGGTATCCGGTTACGTTTCACGTGTGTCACACCTTCCCATGAAGTGTTTAGATCAACTGACTGCTGGTCGGGCTTCTTTGTGGATTTCCCTGTGCGTCGCTCCTTCATCGCTTTCGCTCCGGCGCGCAACTCCGTATGCCTACGGTTTGCCATCGGGTCAGCCTCCATGTTTTCGGCCAGCAGTACCCATCGACCTTGCTCAGATTTTGGGGAGGGGACTTCGATCCTCTAAGGGACATTCTCCTCTTTGTAGCGGACGATAACCGCCTCCATCCTCTGCCTTTGCAGATTACCTCAATTATAACAGCAGTTTTTGACATCTGCAAGTGATTTCTGTCATGTTCGATTGTGACAAATGTCACTCCATCTCGTTCAGGTCGTAGCTCGTCTCTTCCATCGCGTTCAGCCTGTTGTAGGCGGGGTCGAAGTCTACCCACTTGCCCACGTTGCTATCGCCCATCTTCTGCTTGAGTACGGCAATCCACATTTGGTTGCGCCCCTTGACCTTGATGGAGCCGAACGGATCGCCCTCGTTGCAATACTTGACAGGGCGCACACTGGTCATTACGAGGTCGCCAGCCTGCTCGATCTCGCTAGTCCACTGGCCGTCAGCCATCGTCGGGATGGGCACGGTATACAGGTCTACTTCCCGCTTCGCTTGCACGCCCGTCATAAACGGGCAGGCGAAGTTGAGGGTCATATCTTTCAGGGCGTTGAGGATTTCTCCCGTCCCCACAACCTTGCTCTCCGGCTTGCCGATGTAGGGTATCCGTTGGAGATAGTCCACGAACACCATATCAATCTCGATGCCCCTCTCGCCTTCCGCTTCCCACTCTTCGATAGACTTCAAGGCGCGGTCAAGGATTTCCACGTCCAGGCGGGGGCGGGTCTTGCGCCTCTCGATGCTGTGACCGATGAACCACAAAGGCAGGCTTCCCCGGTGCGTGGTGTTGACCTTGATGACCTCCATGTTTTCGGGGGAGATGTTACCACGCGCCATATCGGTAATGCTCAAGCCGATCTCGCCCGCCACGTGGAAGGCGGAGAGTTCTTCGACCGTCTGCTCGTAGGTGGCGTACACCACCACCTTATTCGTCATTCCGTTCATCTGGAGCCAGCGCGCTCGATGCCTTGCCCACCGCATCATGTTAGCCGTTTTCCCGTGGCCGGGGCGTCCTAGCCAGATACCGAGTTGGCCGGGCAGCATCGGGTTCATAATCTCGTCAATCGTGGATAAGCCGAAGGGGATACCCACGTCGTCTTTATGGTCGCACCTGTCTTGCAGGTAGGTTTGTGTCAGCCTGCCAACATGGGGCGGGGAGAACACGACATCGCGGGGATCAGTTTTCTGCATGGGGCTAGAACCCTCCCGGCAGCGGGGAAGTCCGCTCGCTGGTCGCCTGCTTCTTCACCACAGGGCGGTTTTCGCCCCGGAACGCCTGGGGCCAGTTCTCGCGCACCTGCGCCGTGGTGGGGGCTTGCCCGTTGCTTCCGCGCCAGTCGTTAGCCCACCACCAGGAAGCGAACACGCCCAGGCTTTCGATAGCGGGGCGCTCTTTCAGCCAGAGCAGGAAGGCACGGTTGGCCTTGTTTCCTTCCCAATCGGGGGAGGTGTGGAACAGGCGTTCCCACTCTTCCCGCAGGGAGAGATCATTTGCCGTTCCGTGTGCGATGGCTTCCCCCGTCATGGCAAGCAAATCTTCCGTTGTGTACTGGCGTCGCTCTCCCGTAGGGGCGAAGAGGGCGCGGGTCAGGACGCCGGTCAACTCGATCACGAAGGCTTCGTTATCGAAGCCGTACTTGGTGCAGATGTCGCGGGTCTTTTCCCGCAGGACTGCTTGTAGAGCGATGGTGTTTTCTGCCATTGTTTATCTCTTTTCTCTTATTCTTCACGTTGTTAAAGGGTAAGGCGAAAATAGCGTTTTTTTGCGGGGCGGTTATTCGACTTCCCCATCGCTCCGCTTGAGAGCTTCGGCAGCGAAGTCGGCTGGATCAGGTTCCCCGTCAATCATAAGCCAGATGTCCTCAAATCCATCGCTCGAAGTGGTGTAGTTGTCTTTCTTCGCAAGCACACGCAGGTCAGCCCGCAGGCTGTCGATCTCGGCAAGGAGAACGCCGATGTCCGCGACGGCGAAAAGCTCCTCCGTTACGCCCGTTGCTAGAAGGACTGCAAAACGTTCTTTCAAGTGTTCTATATCTTGTTTTCTCATGGCTTACCCTCTTCATCTTCCCACACAATTCCCGCAATGGCTTCTTCCGCAATCTCGTGAAACTCGTGGATAATCGGCAGGGCGGTTCGGCGTTTCTTTTTGGCAAGGTCAATGAGAAACACACATTGAACATGAATTGACCGCAAGGCCAGGAACAAGCGGTTCTTCTCTTTGAGAAGAGCATCACACTGTACACGGGGCGCAGCGTTCCACTTTTCGACAGCGCCGCTTTCGCTCAGGTCGTGCGGCCCTTCTGCGCCGCAATTGTCATTCTCGCACACGGCGAAATGCGCGTGCAGTCTTTTGCCGTAGTAGGACGACGCCATCTCTACGTGTAGTTTGTCGCTTCCGCAGAACGGGCAGGTCTTTAGTTCGCTCATGGCTTATCCTCTTCAAGCGGTAACATCGGGGGGCGGTTCTCGCGGTACGCCCGCAGGGTTTCCATGCGCAAAGTAAGCTCCGCAAACCACGTTTGCGCCTCTTTCGCATCCTCAAACGGGCCAATGATCTCGTGCCCCCAGGGGCGACCGTTGGCGCGGGCTTCTTCGTGGACTGCGCCCGTCTTTGCATTCACAAACCAGACGGTATCATCCCCCTTGTGCGGCGATTGGGCCACAACCACAACGGGAAGGCCGCTGTCGCAAGCCTGGTAGGACAGCTTGCTCAGGATGTCAGCGAAGTGATCCCCGCTCTCGTTTGCCTTGCTTCCAAGATAGTCGATAAACTTTGTTTTGGGTTTCATGGACTATCTCCCGAATGCAACACGAACACATGCGTAAGCGAACCCGGAAGCGATGGCAAGCAAGACCCAGGAGGGATCGTTGTTATCAATTGTCAGCCAGAAGCCGAGAACGACAACGACGGCGATGGAGAAGATGTCGATAGCGAACCGATCTTTTCGTTTTTCGTCAAACGGCCTCATGCTTATACTCCCTTCTGAATAAAAGACGTTGTTCCTTCTGTTAGAGCAATCGAGTCTTGCCGGAACTGCGCACACAGACCGCGCAGACCGTCTACAAGAGCGTCCAGAAAACTTGTTCTCATATTGAAAACCCAGGCTGCATTCTGCCACTCCGCAGTAGGATACGATGCACCAGAGAAATGTATTTCTCCGCCCCACTGTTGAATAAGGAGTTGTGCTTGGTCGCAGAACACGGCCCACTCGTTCTGGCCCAACTTATCGTCGCTGTTTCCGATCTGTACAACGTATGTTTTTGTCATCATAATCTTTATCCTCTCTTTCTTGCCTCCATTCTAGCACCTCTTCGCGATCTTGTCAAGCAACTGCTCGCCTTCTCCTGCTATCCTCTCGCTCGCGGGCTTTCTGTTGGGCCAGCCTGTTTTCTCGTTTACTTGCTTGCTTTGGGAGGTTCCGAGGTCTTTGATCTTTGTTGACCCGTCAGAGGGAGCGAAGTTGACTGAGTGCAGACAGTTTTCCCCTATCCGCGGGGATAGGGGAAATACTTGTCGTCGTCGGGTGGCTCGTCTCCCTCGTTTGACTAGTATCCTCCCGTTATCTCATAGTGCTTCCTGCGTTGAAAACAACCCAGAAAGCCTGCCGGTCTCCGCATCACTCAGGGGATAACAGGACGGAAGGGTTTCATATGTTTGCCGGAACTGCTGAACATTTGTCCTGTTTCTTACACGCACGGAGCGCACCCGGAGTTTAGACGCTTTACGTTCTGATATGCAGCCAGTCATCCAGTTAGGACGCTGTTGATCTGGCGGACGGATTGTGAGCAGTTCCTTTGGGTTAGCCTTTCGGCATCACTTTAGTTTCATATAGCACCTTTATGATATGTGAACAAACACCACCATCTTTGTTTACCCAACAGTCGCACGTAATACTACCGTTCCCATAGGTAACGATATGGTCGGCTTTTCCTCCCCAAACTCTCCAACTATTCTTGTTTAGTTTTTCTGCTTTCAGGACATTGAGGGCGCGGCGGCGAATCTTCTTGGTTCCTGGCAACGCAACAGGGGGTGGGGTCGGTATACGTTTCTCGACCACCACCTTCTTCTTGCCCGTCCAGGATGACTTCTTTTTTCGCTTATAGTTTTGTTTTGTCATAAACAAAAACGCCCTTTCGTTTGAACCCGATTTCTCTTGAGACTGACACACTTTTGCAAGTGTGTGGAATAAGGGAATTAAATCGAGGCCCAAACAAAAAGGCGCATTTTTCCCTTATTTTATCCACCACACCTTGTCAGTCTCCGCTCTATTGCAAAAGTATTATACCACATTTTAGAACGGCATCACTTTCTGCATGTAGGCCAACTCGATTCGCTTTCGTGCAATCTCGAAATACTCAGGCACTTTTTCTGCCCCGACAAAGCGCAGCCCCATTTGAGCGCAGGCGACCGCAGTGGTTCCGCTCCCCATGTACGGGTCAAATACTAAGCCGCCTGCAGGAACTTTCGCTTTTTGGACGCACCACGTCATCAACTCGACCGGCTTTTGATTCGGGTGTAAAACTTTCCCGTTTCCTTCCTTGATGCGCGACGGGGGCGGGAATTGCTTCTCAAAACAGTAGACGCCGTACCCGCCTTTCATCCATCCGATTTCCGCATCTGAAAGGAACGTGCCGTATAAAATCGGGGCGCGCTTCACCCAAACAAGCGTCGTGCCAGTCGGCAGTTTATTGGCGTAGTGATTAGCGCCCCACAGAATCACTGCAGGAAAGTCAAGGAATGGCGATGGGTCAAATGGCTCTTTGTCGCCTTCGATTTGCGGCCAATCCTCGCGCCCTGTCCACGCGCTCGGATGGTTTTTCGCCCCTGAGTAGCGGGTGCTGTCTGTGTCCCAATCCATGCCATAAGGGACGTCACTAATCACCGCGTCGGCGCTAATCGGCAGGATGTCCAGACAGTCGCCGCAATACAGCGTGTAGTTCTCGGTTTCGATTTTATCCACGCTACACCTTCTCATCCGGCCACTCGAACTTCGCTTCCGGCGCAACCTCAGTTTCGTACCAGCCGCACATTTTATCCGTCCGGTTTTTGCTCATGTCAAGATATCGTCCCAGGCAGACGTAGAGATCATCTTCTGATCCCGGTGCGATCTGTTGGGGATCATAGACCAGCCATTCGGGAGCGTGGCCGAAGAAGTCGGCTTTCGGGCTGTCGATCAAGAGCAGGACAAGACCGTTGTCAGACACGGCAACGTCTATGATCTTTCCTGACCAGTGATGCCCGTGGACGTTGACTATCGTGCCTTTTTGTGCCCATGCGGGCCGGGGGTTATTTGTGGTATCCATTAGTAAGTAACCTCTCTGTAAGTCGAATGGCTTCTTCCCGGCCAGCCGGGTGGAACCCTAGTCTATTCAGGATGGCGACTAGAGTATAGTGTTCCCCACTTGCAGAATAGCCGCAAGAGATGTCGGGGAGATTGGAATACTGAGTATCGAGTTCGATGTAGTCATCGAAGGACAGTTGATCGCAGGAAGTTATCAGGCTGGACAAGTTACCGCCATCGCCTTTTCCGCTTCCTGGGGCCTGTGTTCCGCGATCCTCTCCCCGTTTGCTTGCAGGTGCGCGCCGCAGGAGCAAACCCACGCGCCGAATTGTATCTTTACTTGCGTAGTCTGGTATCCGCAACCGCCGCACCAGGCCCAACGTTCAATCTTCACAATGGTCTTTTCGGTATTCATATAATGGCACATGCTCCGTGTGTACGTCCGCCATCAGGGGGCGGTCTACGTTGTCGATCTTTACGCCGCACTTCAGGGCGTATTCGATATCGCGGCGGCTTGGCAGTTCACAGACGACCCACAAGCCAAGTTGCACCCTGACCATGCAGGCGAGTTCTTGCGGGCAGTCGTCGCAGCTTGCGTTCTGAATGGGGGCGCAGTGATCCTCGCACAAGAATCCGTGTTCGCTTAGTTCGGGTTCGACAAGCACACCGCAGACACCGCAGTAACCGCAGGGGGACTTAGGGGCTTTCCCTTCCGTGATCTTCTGGAACTCCGTCCCCTGCTGTTTCCCGGTAGGGTGCAAGTCTCGTATTTGTCTCAATTCAATCTCCTCGCACATCGTAGTGCAGCCTGGAAGCCGTCGGCATCCAGGCCGTAATGTAGAAATCCGTCATCCACTTTCGTTGCAATCTCAACGGTACGGGCGCTCTTGCCCACCGCTTCCGCAAAGCGTTCAGGATGGGGACGCCAGTTGGCTCCCGCTTCTTTCGGCTTTACCCAGGTGTCGGGGTCGAGTAGGATGTAGACCCGCCCGCAGCCCTTGACCGCTTCCAGGATACCGCATCTCTGCCAGTCGCCTGATGACGGGATGGCAAGATAGGTAGCGGGATAGTCGCCTAGTATCTTCGCTACAATCGCCTTCTTTGCCCCCTCGCAGACGATAGCAACGTCGCCCACGGGTTCAGAAGGCGTGACCATGTAGTAGGTCGATGACAGGTCGGCCTCGAAGCGGTAGCGGTCTTTCGGGTTAGCGGGGTCGGTCAGGCGGTATTGGATGGTTCTAAAGTCCCACCCCTGGTGAAAGTAGGGGATGGTGTATGCGGGGGAGTGAAGTAGCTCGCCCCCTGAAAGGTAGGGCTTGTCGGGGGTGTAGCCCAACTTCAAGTAGTTTTGCCAATCGTCATCAATCCCCTGTGTTCGCCACCACGCCCTTTGTGCTTCTTCCATGCGCCTGTTCAACTCAAGCCACAGTTCTCTTGTCGTGAAGCGGGCTAACTTAGCCGCCCTTTGCTCTTCGGTCTGTTGGCGGTACACCTGGGCTTGCTGTTCGAGTAAGCGCATCACGGCGGGGTCAAGGTCGCGCCCATCCGTCTGCCCCGGCCACCACTTGTATCCGCACTTACGGCAGAGAGCGAGAGACCCGCCCGTTGTGTTGCTGCGGATCAGCATAACGAAGCGATTAGGAAGTTCCCCGTCGGGGTGAACAGAGCCGCCGCACTTCGGGCAGGTAGAAGAATACTCCAATCTACTCTTCTGCTGCACATACTGGACTTTACCGGCGAGATCACTAAATTCCGATGGCAAAGGAACGTCTCTCATACTAACCTCGTTTTCCGCTTTCTGTTTTGGTTGGGGGGCGAAGCCCTCTCTCTAAGGAATATTGTAGCACGAAGTCGGAAAAAAAGCAAATAGAAATAGGGATGAAATTGATTAGAAAATCCACTTGACACGCCAGAATATCGGTGCTATACTTGGCATATACAGAAAGTTCCAACCAAACTAGAGAAAGGATAAGCAATGACCGAAAACGAAAAGCAAGAAGAGATTTTCCCCGCAGGAGAGGAACTGGTGGAGGGGCTTGCTGGCAGTGAAGCCGTCCTGAGTTCCAACTTCAAGTACATCGTTCCCATCAAGGTCGAAGGCGCAGTCCAGAACTTCGATATCCAGATGACGGTGCGCGGTATCCCCAACCCGGCCCACGTCACCGCTCACATTACCGCCGTGATCGACGCCTGCATCGTGGCGATGAGCCGCGGCGGGATCACGCGCTTTGGCGACAACGTGAGTTCGCAGGCCGCTCCCGCCCCGTCCGCCCCCGCTCCCTTTGGAGACGCCCTGCCCACTGGACAGGCCCCGACCGCTTCCGCACCTGCACCCGCTGCACCGCGGGAAGCTGGCCTGCTGGAAGGCGAGGACTCGTCCTTCGAGTGCGCCGAACTCCTGGTGGAAGAGAAGAACAGCAAGAAGTTCTACAAGATCACCGGCGGCATGTGGAAGAAGTTCGGCGTGACCGTGTGGGAAGAAGTCCTGGAAACGACCGGCATCAAGATCGCCCAACTGGAAGGCGGCAAGAAGTACGGCATGGCGGGATGGCACGCTTACGTCAAGAACAACCCCGAAACGCAGAAGCCGCAGAAGATCGTGCGCCTGGAAAAGAAAGGCTAGTCAGCGATGGACGAGATCAAGTACGTCTACGAGTATCGCCGTATCAGCGTAAAGACCGCTCTCTGGTCGGGATGGCCCACCAGGGGCAAGCCCAATGACGATCAATTGCAACCGGCATCCGTTATCCGCAACGACCCCGAACAGTCCTTCTATGGGCGCGGTGGTCTATCTATCTGCGAAGCCCGCCGCGGTCAACTGGTGGGATTTGGGATCGCGGTTTGCTCTTTCTCCGACATCTTCAACAAGGCGAAGGGGCGCGAGTTGGCAAGGAAGCGCGCCAAAACCGCTCTGTTCGCCCTGGAAGGGTCGATGAGTACCCTGTCCGACTTCCTCGGAAGCCTGACTCAACAGGCTGGCGACCTCTACGGAAGTCCAATCAGCGGGTACTCCGTGACCGTCGGTAACGGGCAGGCCAGCGCCATGATCTCCTGGGAGAACCGCGGCAAGAAGGCGGCAGAATGAAATACTACGCCGCCTTCGATATCGAAAGCTGGAAAGAGTTCCCCCAGGGTGAGGACTGGCGCAAGTACACCCCCCTGGGTATCTCCTGCGCCGCTGTGCAGACGTTTGGCCGTCCTGAGCCGATGCTGTTCTACAACGAGGTTGACTTCGCTTCCGGTGCTGCGATGGCGAAGGCTGATAACATCGCCGTCCTGGAGTACCTGGAAGGCGTGCGCAATGATGGGGCCACGATCCTGACGTGGAACGGCACATTCGACTTCGAGAACCTCGCTATCGAGAGCGGGGAAGTCGAACGCTGTGCCGCCCTCGCTCTCGATAGTTGGGACATGATGTACCATCTCTTCTGCCTGAAAGGTTTTCCGCTCAGTTTGGATACCGCAGCAAAGGGGATGGGCTTACCCGGCAAGACCGAGGGGATGCACGGGGACTTGGCCCCCGTGATGTGGAAGGAGAGCAATGAGAAGCGGTTGAAGGTCTTGGAGTACGTGGGCCAGGACGTGATTACGACCCTTGACGTGGCCCTGGCTGTCATGCAGGCGAACTGCATGGAGTGGACAAGCAAGAGCGGAAGGCCGATGCGTGTTCCCATGCGCCCGATGACGGTGCGGGAATGCCTGCAACTGCCAGAAGCCGATAACAGTTGGATGACGAACCCCATCCCGAAAAGCCAGTTCTATTCCTGGATATCGCAGGAAGAAAGCGTAGACGATGAATAGACCAGAGATTGACCTGAGCGACGAAAAAGAAATGATGCGCGTTATAGCAGAGGCGAGAAGCATATCTGTGTGGGGATTTGTCACAGAACTGTTGTGGTCAACGTTCGTGATCGTGTTCGTTCTCGCAATCTTTGGGAGCGTCCCGTGGATGTCCCCCATCGCCCCCCTGGTGCTGGCCTGCCTGTCGTCCGCAAGCAACCCGTCTTACCGTATCCGCAAGGATGCCGAAGGCGGGAACACTCCCCGAAAGTAAGGTGGTCAACTATGGCTGCAAAAGCGAAAGTGAAGAAGGTGGGAAAGAAACAGAACGCCGGTAAGGGTAAACGTATCTGCCCCTGCGGGGGTACGATGGACGAGGTTCGTAACGGTTTCGTTTGCCGTGACTGCGGTACGCTCGTTATCGTAACCCACATTCGCGAGAAAGATGATGAGCGATGAAAAAAGTTATCACTATCTTCGCCTTCTGCTTTTTCGTGGGTGCAATCCTCTGCCACATCCCCGGCGCGATTGGAACGTTCTTCGCCACAGCGGGCGGGCTTGCCCTCATCGGGATTGGCGTTATCGCTATCAACCTCCTGGCCCTCAAGCTCGACAACAAGAAAGGACTGGACATCGGTGGATAACAAAAAGAAGAAAGAAGCACCGGGCGAACAAATCCTCGCCACCTGCGAGAACCTACCTGAACAGGCCCGCGAAGTGGTGCGGGCCTACGGTAGGGCGATCCAGACGGGGGCGCAGATCGGCGTCGCTCTTGCCGCCGCTATCGTGGGCGTAGTCCTGCCCGACAAGTAGCCCCCCCTCCCCCACTGCACCCCTATGCAAGAAGTCTTGCAATCATCCGGGAATCATGCAGTTTTTGTATCATCCTAGAAGGGTCTAGCCATGTTTGACGACGACCAGAACCCCAAACTTATCACGATCACGGTCTACGCCCTCCTGGGCGGGTCTATGATCGCGTGGTGGGGCGAAGAAAGCGTGTGGCTGTCCACTTCGAGCGTGGTCTGGACGTGCATCTTCTTCGCGCTTGCCGTTGTCGCCTTGTGGGACTGGTGGCGGGTGCGCGAGACGAACCTGCGCTATCACAGGGCGAAGGCAATCAAAGAAGAAGCCTCCGCCGCCTTGATGCGGGATTACCCCGCGGTCTACATGGCAGAAAGGATAGCGGGGATGAACGAGCGGCAGGTAGAGGCCCTGATGGTGGTCGTTCTGCCCCTGTACGAGGATGGCGATGCGATGGCGGCTGACCTGGCGAAGGAACTCTCCCGCAAGTACGGCCTCGATGCTACCAAGATCGACATGACGGTTGAGGACGAGGCGAAGGTCTACCTCCGCGAAGCCGCCAAGCATCACGGCCAGATGCGCCCGCAGGATACGGTGTCGGGCGAGAAGCGGCGCAGGCTCCAGCGGGTGCTAGAGTACCTGCAATCGCAGGACGTGATCGAAAGGCCGCTCTACAACCAGCCGGTGAACATCGACTGGAACCGGGTGGGCGAACTTGGCTTGCTTGGCAAGCGGCAGGAGGCAATGTGACATCTGTAATATTCCTATATGACATTTGTCACTTGCCTGTTTTGGGAACAGGGATTACAATAGGGCATGGAGAAAATCAATGAGTAACGGATTGTTTGCAACTATCGTAGTTCTTGTGTTCGCCATCTGCTGCCTCGGCATGGTCGCTCTCGCTCTTGACCCGTCACTAAGTTGGATGGAGCCTGGCGCGAACGCCGCCCGCGACGTGGTGCAGGGCGCGTCCGCAATACACCCATCGTTAGGCGATGGTACTGCGGCAATCATCTTGTTCGCAATCCCAACGGCTTTGGTTTGTGCCGTGGGCTACTGGTTCTATAACGTAATCAAGAAGGGAGATCGCAAACATGGGTAAAGTAATTGGAATTGGATTGATCCTGATGGTCGTTGTCGCAATGTTGTTCGGTGCTATCGGGCGCGCAACCGCACCCGTAATCGTAGCGCCAGAACCTACGCAGCAGATCGTTGCCGCGAATGTGCTTATCGCAGAGGCGGCGGCTAACGGCTCGGTCGAGATCACCGACCGAACAGTAAGCGAAGCATCCACCGTGCAGACCTTGACTGACGCGCAAACGAAGGCACTCGAAATCCAGGCGGCTGCATTGAACGACGCCAGCGCCGATATGCTCGAACTTGGACAGACAGGTTACACTGCCAACGTCGCCATTGCCGCCCTGGGCTTCAATGCTGTCAACATCAACACGCTCTTACTTGTCGGCGGTGCGTGCCTGGGCCTGTTCCTGCTGTGGAAGGTGCTGGCGGCATTGGCGCAGGTCGGCAAGAAAACGGAAGGCGGCGGGAATGGACAGTAAAACAGTTGCCGCTATTCGGCTCGCAACAACGGCCAATTCCCCAAACCTGTGCTTCGTCAATCCCAAGATGGTTAACGGCGTCCTGCCCGCTGGACTGAACGTCGAAATCCGCACCACGCGCAGCGTCTTACCCAATCATTTGTGGATGGGTATAAGGTCATGATCCGCCGCCTTCCCACCATCACCGCCGCGCTCTTCCTCGCCCTGACGCTTGGACGTGTCGCCTCGTTCACTCATTCCGTGATGGGCGCAGGTTGGCCCAATGCCGTGCTGTTCAGCGCAGGCATGGCGGTTGCCATCTATACCGCGGCATACTTCAGCCGGGCAAGCGGCGTTATGCGGAAAGCGCGCAAGACGAAGCGGCGCAAGGTGCGCATGAACGCGCGTCAATTCGCCCGCATTGCCCTGATCGCCTTCATCGCCTGTGATGGTGCATTCAACTTGGCGGACAGTCTGCGAAGTTTGGTAGATGCGGCGTACATGCCCTTTGCGATTGTGTACGGCATCTTCCCGACGCTTGCCGCGGGCCTGCTCGGTATGCTGCAAGGCTACGTGGACAGGTTGCCGAAACGCAAGGGAGAATCGCGAGTAATTACCGCACTTATGAACAAGTACGGTAACTTCTCGCGAAAAGCGCAGGTTGCCACTAAGCCCACAACGGTGGCAGAGATCGAAACGCAACCCCTTGCGCCAGAACTTGACACGCGTGGCAAGGTACTGGCGTTTTACCGTAACGACCCGCACGGCACATTTACGGCCTGCGCAAGAGATGCAAGCGTAAGCCGTCAGAGGGTTGCGCAGATTGTCAAGGAGTTGGAAGCCGAGAAGGTTATCAGCCGAAACGGAAAGGTGACGGTGGCGCAATGAGAAACATGAGTTTTATGCTGACGAAACAGCAGATTTATAACAAGACGAAAACCGTAACCCGCCGCCTGGGGTGGGGATTTCTGAAACCTGGTGACATCGTTATGGCCTGCGAGAAGTGCCAGGGACTAAAGAAAGGCGAAAGCATCGTACACATTTCTCCTATTCGTATTCTCAACACGGGCTGGATTGCCCTAGATCGTGTTACGCCGCCCGAGGTTGCCCGCGAGGGTTTCCCCGACATGACCACGGCTGAGTTCGTAGAGATGTTTTGTAACAAGATGGGGTGCGGCCCGCATACGCTCGTGAATAGGATCGAGTTCGAATACTGCAATGTTGCGGACGCAATCACCCGCAACGGAAAGGGAGAGTGAGTGATGGCATGGCTGCCTCGACCCACAATTAATCGCAGACCCCAAAAGATAACCCTGACACTAAGCCGGGAAGATTTCGCCTCTGTTATGGCTGCCATTGATGACTATGTAACCATTGTTGATAGTCCATTTATGGACTCGTCTGCAATAGATCAGGAAGACCTGACCCGGCTCAAAAAGATTGCGGGCCGAATGCTTAGAAAACTGGAAAAGAGCCGCAACGGAAAGGATAAGGTGGAGTGATGGCAGAAACGAAAATATCAGAAGACCTAAGAATACGCGAGCAAGTCTTTTCCCTCGCTATTGTCAGCGATATGACCGGAAGCGTCGTTGTCGAATGCGACTCTGAACTCTTGCCCCTCATCGCCGCCCTTACCGCTATCGCAAAAGAGCGGGGGTTGACGGAGGTGCAGGAATGAGCAAAATCAAAGTAGCCCTGTTTCAGCCGAAAGAGGAGAAGCTAGTCAAGATAACCTGCCCGAACTGCAAGCGACCCATTCACGTTAAGCCGGGTATGCACAGGTGCGGATATTGCAATGCGCTGATGAAGGTCGAGGTACAAGAATGAAACCTAAGCGCCCCCTCGTGCTTATCGTCCCCGCCGCGCTGATCTGCCTGCTGATGATTGCAGGCGGCATTCGGCTCATCCTGCAAGGTGATGTGTTCGCGGGCGCGGCGCTGATTGTGTTCGTGTTGGTGCTGGCGGTGACGGCGTGAAACGTGAAGCCGCGCACCTGACGCCACTCTCCGAGGCCGCTATCCTGGGCCTACTCATCTTCTGCGCGTCATTCTGCATTACACGACCCGGAATATCAGATTGGGAGTTATACTGGCGACCCGCCGCCCTCGCCATGCTGACGGGGCATAATCCGCACGACGTTGCCGGACATTACGCGCCTGCGTGGAGCCTTCTGCCACTGTTGCCGCTTGCGCTCCTGCCCACGCGCGTCGGCCTGGCGGCGATGTCTGGTTTAGCAGTCGGCGTGTACTATTTCTCCGCCCGAAAACTTGGCGCGTCCATCATCGTGGCGGGAATGATGGTAGGCAATCCAGCATGGCTAATTTTCAACTTGATGAACCCGAACATTGACTGGATGGTGGCGCTCGGCTACGCTCTCCCTGCGTCGTTGCCCGCCGCGCTGTTGCTTGTCACCAAGCCACAACTTGGCATGGGCGTGTTCCTCGTGGATGCGCTCGGAAACAAGCGGCGCGCCCTGGCGGTGTGCGGCGCGTTCGCCTTGACTGTCCTGCTGTATGGGCCGTACTTTCTCGCCTGGGGCAACCCGATGGGCAGTGACCTGAACGCAAGCCTATTCCCTTATTCGCTGCCCTTTGGCGCGATCCTGATGGTGGTGTCACTCTGGCGGAAGTCACGCGCCCTGGCGCTGTTCGCTGTCCCGTTGATGTCGCCGTACATCAGTTACAGCGCGTTACCCGTGGTACTGCTCGGCCTGCTGCCGAAACACGGAAGAATCGCCGCCGCCGCGAGTGTTGCGGTGACGGTGGCGGTCGTGGTGTGGGGAGTGTTGGCATGATAGGTGAAGAGAAGCCGGGCAAGGTGTTTCACGTTTTCGGATGTTCCATCTACATCTGGTGGCATTGGTTCGTGTGGCGAGCCTTCCTCGATACGCTGGATGGTTTCTGGTTCCAGTTCGGCCCGCTAGAGATGTCGTTCCGTAAAGGATAATATACAAGAAAGGTAGATTATCGGATATGGCAGACTTATTTAGAACGTTGACGAATAGCGAGAAGATGAACGTCTTTATCCAGACTGGCGACACAACGATAGACATGAGCGCATATGTCAAGAGCGTGTCTGTCAGCAGTGGGCTTATGGACGAATGTATGACGTGTAGCCTGGAGTTACTTATTCCTTCCAGCGTAGATATGTTTGCCGACGATGGCAATGCCGTGGACGTGAAGAAGGTCAAGTCCGCTAAGGAATGGAAGTGCCAACACTGCCAGGCGGTCAACCTGCGAGCGGAGCGGGAGTGCGGGAAGTGTGGCGCGCCGCGTCCCTTTATCTACGATTAGGGTGTATACTATTCAGCATGGGATACTCGAAATTCAACAACGTCAAGGTTTCATACGATGGTTACGTTTTCGACAGCCTGGCAGAGTGCGATAGGTACAAGGAATTGCTTGTCGTTCTTGCAGCGGGACAGATCGCAAACCTTGTCGTGCATCCCGTGTACGAACTCCAGCCATCCTTCAAGAGAGACGGTGCGCGTGTCCGGGCCATCAAGCACGAAGGCGACTTCGAGTACGAGGAAGCTCCCGGTCATATCGTTGTTGAAGATGTCAAGGGGGTGGAAACGGAAACGTGGAAGATGAAACACAAAATGTTCCTATACCAGTACCCCAACCACGAGTACCGCGTGATCGACGCAAGCCCGTACAGCGTGAGCAGGCAGAAGAGGAGAAGGGCGAGATGATCGGTTACAACGGTTGCGACTTGTTATCAAGTTTGTTACATTCCCGCTATCATATAACCATGTGTAATTGCGCATCCTTGTTTACATTTACGTGCCTAACTGTCAATATGGAAATCCTTATTTACACTTATGGGGTATAATTCACAGAATGGGCAAAGAACTTGCAGTAGTACGCACAGAAGAAGAGAAAGAACGCGACCTCCCCGTGATCGCTAACCTGTATGCCCGCGGCTGGAACATGCACCAGATTGCGGACTTCGTTAGAGACAACCTGTACCCCGACCGAGGCGCGGTTACTATTCGGATGGTGTCTAAAGACATCGAGTCTATCCGCAAGGCGTGGACAGAGAGCGCCCTGATCGACTTCAACGAGGCGAGGGGGGTTGAGATTGCTAAACTGAACGCTCTCGAAACCGCCTATTGGGTCGCATGGGAAGAAAGCCGCCTGCCCAACGAGATCGACATTGAAAGCGAAGATGAAGAAGAAATCGCCACCCGCACGGGTGAGGTTGTCCCCACCAAAAGCAAGCACAAAAGCAAAGAGAAGCGCACCCGTGAAGGTAACTTCCTGTTCCTTCAAGGCGTGGAGCGTTGTGTCATCAACCGCTGCAAGATACTGGGCCTGTTCGAGCCGGAGAAGTTCGCTCTCGATTGGCGCAGCGCAGCGAACAGGGTTGGCATATCGTCAAGCAACATGGATGCGATAAAGGAGACTACCGTAAACATTCTGATGCAGGCCATCACGCGGCAGAGCGGGCCAGCCGTGCAAGCCGAGACGGGGGATATCGTAGAAGGCCAATTTGTAACCATACCGGAAGAAAGAGAGGAAGGATAAAGCGATGAATGACTACAAGGTAGAGCAGACCTCGCGCGCTGTAACAACGATTCGTTTCGACAATATTGCAAGTGGATGGCAGCAGTGGGTTCTCCTGCGATCAGACGCTCATCACGATAGCCCGCGCTGTGATCGGGGAGATGGAGAAGTCGCATCTTGACAAGGCCATGGAGCGCGAGGCGCTGATCGTTGATCGTTGGGGACTGTCACGATGCCATGCAGGGCAAGTTTGATCCCCGGCGCAGCTTCAATGACGTGCGCCCGGAAGATGTTGGGGCCGATTACTACGACCGCATTGTACGTCATGCGGTTGGGTTCTACGCTCCCTATGCTCCTCTATGGACTCTGTTTGCGAAAGGAAACCACGAAACAGCAGTTCTTGACAAGTGTAACACGGACTTAACCTCGCAAACATCTTTCGCAATGAACTCACAGCATGGAGGAAAAACTATCGTTGGTGGATTTGGTGGGTGGGTACGCTTTATGTTCACCATCCAGAAAACAGTTAAGCAGTCGATCAGTATGAAATACTTCCACGGTGCAGGTGGGGGCGGGCCAGTCACACGTGGCACAATCCAGACCAACCGCCAGCAAGTGTACCTTCCCGATGCCGATATCGTTGTAAACGGTCACACCCATGATGCGTTTATCGTGCCGATTGCAAGAGAACGCCTTACGGCAAGCGGGGCAGTTGGACGGGATGTTGTCAACCATCTGCGCATCCCTGGCTACAAGGACTCTTATGGGGATGGTACAGAGGGGTGGGACGTGGAACGGTGGGGCGCTCCCAAGCCGCTCGGCTGTATCTGGATGCGTCTCTTCTACGATGGCGAGGCGAAGCGCAGTAGGGTCAAGAAGTTCATCGACGCGGAGTTCATTCTCGACGCCCACTAGAACCACTTAGAACCTATACCAATCATGTTATAATTGCGTAGACGGCGTGTCTACGCAATTTTTGTTGTATCCTATTGGAGTAGGTGAGTGGGCGATCTCAGCGGTGTATCCTCAACTCTAGTCAACACAATTCTGACCGAAGCAATCGAAGAGGCGCAGAGACGCTTTGACGCGCAGCGGCTCCAATATTCCCAATACCGCACCGACCCGATTGGATTCGGGAACAAGGTACTGGGCCACAAATACACAAGCGACGTGGAAGATTTGATGCGGTCGGTTGTGGAGAACCCGGTCACGGTGGCGAAGTCCAGTAATGGTGTGGGCAAAACGTTTTCTGCCGCGGCTATCGCTGTATGGTTCTACACTGTGTTTCCAACGTCGAAAACATTCTTGACATCGGCCCCGCCCCTTGAGAACCTGCAAAACCTTTTATGGGGCGAGATAACGACTATCGTGAACCGCAGGCGGAAACTGTTTGAGAACAGCAGGATCAAGACCCTAAAAATATACCGTAAGCCCCCCGGAAACGATATGAACGAAATGCAAGAAGAGGACGCCGCTCAGTCCTTTATTACCGGCGTGACCATCCCGCAGACGGGAACGTCGGAAGAACGCAAGAGTCGGTTCAGCGGAAAGCACGCCAGCCATATTCTCTTTATCGTAGACGAAGGCGATGGCGTCCCCGATGAAATTTATGAGGGTATAGATTCCTGTATGTCGGGCGGCTTTGCCCGACTGCTCGTTTTGTTCAACCCAAGAGCGCAGCGCGGCCCCGTGTTCAATATGGAGAATGCCAACCGCGCTCGTGTTGTGCAGTTGTCATCCTTCAATCACCCAAACGTGATAACGGGAAAAGACATTATCCCCGGTGCAGTCACGCGTGAAACCGTGGTTCGCCGTATCAATGACTGGACACGGCCCGCCGTCGAAGGCGAAACCCCGTCTGACGAAGAAAGTTTCGATGTCCCCGACTGTCTCGTAGGTTGCGAAGTCAAGAGCCTGCAAGGGCTGATGTACCCGCCCATGAAAAGCGGCAAGCGCGTCATTACAGACAACGCCTTCTCGTATATGGTGTTGGGTCGTTACCCAAAGCAGGGGGTGAACCAACTGATTGCCCTTGAGGACATCAACAACGCCCGCAAGCGGTACGACGCCTGGGTGTTGGAACACGGGGACAAGCCGCCTTCTGTTGACCCCAAGCTCGGCCTGGACGTGGCAGAGTACGGCCCCGACTTCAACGTGCCCATGATCCGCTACGGTAGTTACGTGGAGCGAGTGGAGCGTATCTGGCAGGGGGTGGATGTGATTATGACCGCCGATAACGCCGTTGCTATTTGCAGGCGCAAGGGGATCACGTTCGCTATCATTGACGGTACGGGAGTTGGGTCAGCCGTGGCTCCCTACATGACCCGCCAACAGAAGGGCTTGAGGACGGTCAGCGCAAAGTTTAGCGCCAAGCCGCTACCCTTCATCAAGACCCACATGGGCGAGTTCTTCCAGTTGCGCGACCAGTTGTGGTGGGCCTTGCGTGAGTGGCTGCGCACCGACCCGAATGCGATGATCCCCCCCGAACCCATGCTGCTAGAAGAAATGCTGCTGCCCACCTACGAGGTACGCAACGGGAAGATTTACGTGATGGACAAAGAGACGATGCGCCAGAAGCTAGGCCGCTCGCCTAACTATGCCGATGCACTTGTATTGACCTTTATGCCTGCCGAGAAAGCCAAAGTAGTCCGCCTGTCGGACTAGGAGGAACGATGACCCTGAAAGATGAAGTTTTCCAATCCGTAATCGACAACACCGTAGCCAAGCCCGATGGCGGTAACGCCCTCAACCTGATCCAGTGGCTTGCGCGCACCGGCATTTCCGACTATGCGTGGTGGTCGCCCTCCCGCGATATGTTCCTGCGCAACTTCTGGAAGCAGAGTGACCACCTTTCGGGGGCCGTCTATACGATGTGTTCCAAGATATCCGCTATCCCTGTTCACGTCCAGGCGAAGGATAACACCGATCCCCGCCAGGTTGCAGAAGCGGAGGCGGAAACGGAACGCCTCTTGAGTTCGGCGGAGTTGGGGGAAGGCTGGCAGGCGTGGGCGGAGAAGTTTGTTGAGGACTTGATTACCCAGGATAACGGCGGTTTCTCGGAAATTATCGGCGCAGGAAGCCCGGACGGGCCGATCATTGGTAGGCCGATCTCGGTGCGACAACTCGATTCTTCAAGGAGTCAGCGCACGGGCAACCCCGAATATCCCGTCATCTATCGGCACACCGACGGGAAGATGTATAAGTTACACTATACCCGTGTGATATACCGTTCCCAGATGACATCCCCGATTGCGGAGATGTACGGCGTAGGATTCTGCTTAGACGCATGGGCGAACGTAACAATGGCCGATGGCACAACGAGACGAATAATGGACATCGTTAACGAAAAGTCAGCCGATCCAGTTCTTAGTATGGACGAAAACGGGAATCTTGTTCCTCGTCGCGTGACTAACTGGTACAAAAACCCGCGTGGTGGCCGTGCAATGATTTGTATAATGGGAAAGTTATCAAAGACAATTCGTGGACGGAGAGAGCGCAAGTCGTGGGTAACGGAAGATCATCCCGTTCTCACTCCGTCTGGATGGACAAGTGCCGGTGATCTAGAAACCGGGGACGAGATTGTTACTGCGTTTCCGTATCCGAATGAAAATCAAATGCAGTTTATCGTTGGAACTTTGCTTGGCGACGGTTCCCTGATGAAGTCAAACGCTGGCGGAAATCCGGTCTTTGCTATGGGACACTCTGAAAAACAGAGAGAGTGGTTTGAAATCAAGGCAAAAATACTCCGCAAGGACTTTGGGTTTTACCAGAAGGACTACACAACCAAACAGGGATATAAGACAGTCCGTGGAGCAACCCGTGGTCAACCTGCGTTCATGGGCCTGCACAAATTATTCTACGGAAGCGGGAAAAAGGAAATTCCAATGCCGGTTGTCGAAGAAAGTATGTCTCACCGACTTTTGGCGGCATGGTATCTTGACGACGGTTGTCTAAAACTCGCCACACCCGCAAGAAAGAATACAAGTCCAACGGCAACAATAGCAACCCTGGCATTTAGTCTTGAGCAGACAAAAGAGGTGTGCGGCGTAATTCGTGAGAAAATGGGATATGATGCAAGGCCAAGCTCTAACGGTGGTGGACAATACGTTATCAGGTTTACCGTCGATTCTTCCGAGAAGTTTTTCAAAGACATTGCTCCGTTTGTTCCCCCATCCATGCGCCATAAACTTCCTGGTGGCGGGAAAATTTATGGCGAGTATGACCCAAAATCCTGGGAACTTGGTGGCGCGGTTCCAATGGTGGACACTGTTATTGTTGAGAGAAAGGCGGACGCGAAAGTATATAGGTGCGGAAAGAAAAATGTGTATTGCATCGACGTTGAGGAAGCGCACAACTTTGTTACATCAGGGATTGTTGTTCACAACTGCGCCATTTCCAGAGCAATGAACGTGGCGCAGAACCTTGTCGATATTCTTATATACAAGCAGGAACGACTCGGCTCGCGACCGTATCGGGGAGTAATGGTAACGGGAGGTGGGCTTGACCCGACCGACATACGTGAAGCCTTCTCGATTGCCGCGCAGGAGATGGATAGTCAAGGGTTATCCCGCTACTCAAAGATCGCCGTTGTAGGTAGTTCGAGCATCCCGGATGCCAGCCTGAACCTTACTGATATCGCTGGTCTGCCCGACAACTTCGATGAGCGGACTTCGGTCGAGTTGGGCATCGCCACGATTGCAATGGCTTTCGGTATGGATGCCCGCGAATTATTCCCCGCCCTCGCAAGTGGGGCCACGAGAGCCGACGCCCTCATTCAGCACTTGAAGCAGAGGGGCAAGGGGCCGGGGCAGATTATTCAAATGATCGAACTCATGTTCAACCAGAAGTACCTGCCTCCCTACCTGCAACTCGTATTCGACTACCAGGATGACGAGCAAGACCGCCAGTCCGCCGAAGTGAAGCAGATCAGGGCGCAGGGGCGGGGGGCTTCTCTGGGTTCGGGTGAGATCGACATTCGCACCGCCCGTCAACAGATGGTGGAAGTGGGCGACCTTTCCCGCGGTCAGTTCGATTACTTGGAGTTGCAGGATGGACGCCTACCCGATGGCACATCCGTTCTCGGTATGTTCGAGGGTGGCGACCAGGCGGTACGCAAGTACCTCGAAATCCCCGGCCTGCCTGACCCGCTCTCCCTGGAGGCTGATCCGCAAATTGCGATTACTGCCATCACGAAACAACTCATGGTGGTGCAGGGGGAGGCGATTGACGCGAAGGGGCGCAACAAGATAATGACGAACTACGCCATCGCCGCTCTCAACGCCTTGATGAAAGAGTACGAGAAACTCAACTTCGAGCCTGCGGAAGATGAAGTTCCCCCCGGAGATGGGGGCGAAGAAAGCGACACGGGGCCGGAACGCGACCCCCGTATCCGCAGGGTAAACCCAACGACTATTCAACGCGAGGAGTTTGACGTGGACGAACTAGAACCCGACAACGATGAAGAGCGCGTCAAGGGGGCCGCTCCGCAAGTCCCTTTTTGGAAGAAGTCGAAGGGCTTGACATCGCGGAAGTCCTAAAGTCACTCTCCAACTACCGCTCCGCTGTCCGTTCTGCGGTGCGCGGTTTGTGGGCAGGCAATATGTCCTACGACCAGTTCGTGTACTCGATGATACGCGCCATCGACAGCCAGTACCCGATGGCCTGGCAGGAAGGGGCGCGCTCAGTAGGCATCCTTCCCGATGAGATGTCCCCGGAAGAACGCGCCCGCCTGAACGAAGAGATGTTCAGCGAGTACCGCTTCATCGACCGCTTCGCCCGCGCTATCATCGCAGGGAACAAAGAGAACGGCGGGCATTTGACGCCCCTGTTCGGTAGGGCAGAGAGATGGGTGGCGGGGTATAACAGGATCGTAAACATTGCTGTCACCTATGCGAGAAGCGACCCCAAGCTGAAGTGGAAAATCGACGCCCCAAAGGAGTCCTGCTCATCCTGCGTGCGTTTGGCAAACCGCGTGAAAAGGGCGAGCTACTGGCGCGCTAAAGGCGTCTACCCGAAGTCGTGGGATAAACTTCATTGTCGCGGAGGCTGTAAGTGTAGCCTCGTGCCGACAAACGAACCGGCCAGCAAGGGGCCGCTGCCCAACCTGCCGTAGGAGAACCGATGAGCCGCATAACTGACGTGACAGACAAGACGCAAGTAGGGAGTGTTGACGGAGAATATGCAACCCTAACCAAGTGCGTTTGTGGCGCAAAGTTTGACTATTGGGATGTCATACTATACGTATACCCAGATAGCGCGAATACGTGCCCAGAGTGCGGCTGTAAATTGTATTTCTCTATGTCGATAAGTGTTTTTCAGGTAGAGGATTAGCTATGCCCGTCAACCCCGTTTTCTTGATGAAGCCCGTCGTACCGAAAGCTCTCTTTGACGAGAAGGCTTTCCGCGGCAGGATCGCCCAGGCTCTCTTGCAGGAGAAGCGCAGGTTAATTCAACTACTCAACATGACCATCTCTACCTGGGACGACCCGCCCAAGATGGTTGGGGCGACGGCGTACAGAACGGGCAACCCAACCGTTACCGCAGGCCCGCCTGACGATGGTTCTATTCAGTCGAAGAAGTGGATGTGGCTGAACCAGGGGACGAGCGTTCGCTACGCCGACCTGTCCCCCGACTGGCAGAGTAAGACTTCCCCCGGTGTTGTTCATGCAGGGATGGGAGCGGGGCAGGTGCTTAGGCGTGGACACAACGCAAGGCGGCACAAAGGGATCGAGGCGAGAAACTGGTCTACAATCATCGCCAACATGGAACGAGACAACTTTCAGAGACTAATCTATCGTGCAATACAGGAGAGTTTGAAATGACCGATAAACCGAACACCCCCGACAAGGGAGGCACGCTGGCCTTCATTCAGGACTTGAAGCCGGGCTGGTTGAACATTGCGCGGCGAATGCAGCAGGTGGCGAAAACGCAGCAGGGCTTGGCGATCATGCGCGTTACCGTGATCGTTGACGAAACCGGCGCACCCGTGCAGTGGCTCGCCCCCGAAATGTCGCTCTTCGAGCCGAAAGCGAGCAAGGCGCAGTTCCTTTCCTGGCTGAAGTCGATGGCGGACGCGCCGAAGGTGTAACAAACGTGGTATAATTTGATAGGTTGTCGATAAAGATAACCATAATAGACACATATTGCCCTCACGGGGCAGGACAGGAAGCGAACCGTTTCCTATTCTGCCCCTTTTTTCGTTAGGAGGATTCTTCTTATGACCGACGAGTTGACTAATGATGCGGTATCCACCGTTCACGGCGATACGCCCAACCTTTACGCAACGCTTGAAGCGATTGCGCAGGCGGACAGCATCGAGGCTGTCAAAGGTATTCTGGATGAGTTCAAAAGCCGTGAAGAAGTGGAGGCGGAAGTACCTGAGCCGCCCGTGGTACAGGACAAAGAGCAAGTTGAGATGCGCCTGGAGGAGAATATCTTCCAGCGGGTCTTAGCCCACGTGAAAGGCTTCCTCGCCCACCCCAAGAAAGATGACGGGAACACCCTGATCTGGAAAGAGGCGGACGGAACCTACAAGTGGGTTGCGCGCTACTCGAACAACATCAGGGATGAGGACAGTCCGCCCGAAATCATCAGCGCCGCAAGCCATCAACGCTTCGCGGAGTTGGTTGACAAGGGCGTTGAACCGCTGCCGGAGTTATTGATCTGGCACATGAAAGAATGGAAAATCGGGCAAGCCGATTGGGTTGCCTACGATAACGGTTTCGCATTGGCAGGCGGGCGTTTCACCCCCGGCCTTGAGGAGGTAGCAGAAAAACTATCCCAACAAAAAGACATAGCCAACTCACATGGTATGCCCACAAGCAAGATCAAACGGGCAGAGGACGATCCCACCATAATCGTTGAGCATGTAACTACAGAGATCAGTGTGCTTCCACGTTGGTCAGCAGCCAATAAGCACACAGGCTTTGCCGTTCTAGACAATAAGGAGGAAACAATGATCCCAGACGAAAAACGCAAGAAATTGTCAGAGTGGGGATTGTCCGAAGATCAAATCACGAAGATCGAGGGCATGAACCAGGATGACGCTAACAAGGCGGCCTCGTTGGGTATCGAGCGCAAGGAAACAGAAACTCCCGTGGCTGAGGTAACTCCCCAACCCGTGACCGAAGAAACTCCCGCGCCCGTCACCGAGGCCGTTGAACCCGCTCCGCCAGTCCCGTCCATCACCGCAGAAGATATCAAGGGCTTGATCTCCGCTGCCGTGATCCAGGCTGTTGCGCCGCTTACTGAGAAGCTCTCCCTCATCGAAGGCGAGATCAAGGCGGTCAAAGAGCAAAATGTCCTTTCTGGTACGCCCCTGGCTTCGATTGCGGCAATGATCGGCAAGTCGCCCGCCACCGCCATCGGCTCCCCTGAAACCCGCGTAGACGGTCGCTCCGAGTTGGCGAAAGATAAGCCAGCCGAAGAGATCGCCAAAGCCAGCAACGATGATGGCCGCACGCTGGTTCCCTTCATCAATAACCTGTTGGCAAACAAGAAATAACGGAGGTCTAAAAATGGATAACATCAATGAACTTTTGGGCCGCATTGTAGATGTGCAAGAGCGGTTGGCGGGCAAAGAAACCCACACTAAGACCCCCGCGAACTTCAGCACCTACACCCCCCTCCACGGGTCGGGCGGCATCTTTACCGCGGCTGGCTTGGAGCGCGATATCCTGACGGCGCACATGCGCCCTTCGGGTATCACCTCTGTCCTGCCAAAGATTCCGACGGTCTACCAAGACCCTCGCTTCGGAACTATCACCGGCTTCACCGCCACATCCGGTTCGCAACCTGAGTTCGCCTGCCAGGACGCGCCCACCGGCTACATGAAAGGGTGCAACTTAACCGCCCGCTTTGGTCGCATTCGCTTCGACACGCAGACTATCGACGTAGACGATGTGATGCTGCGGCTCCACCGCGGCGACCATACCGACCTGATGCTGCGCGGGCAACTGCTCGGCAACACCGGCATGACCCCCTCTGGCCTGAACCAGTCGTCCGTTCTCAACCTCGTTACGATGTCAGAAATGGTCATCGCAGGCGTGAACATGGAACGGGAGGTCAACCGGCAGACCTGGCAGGGCGTGACCACTGTCGCGAACGAGTTCCCCGGCCTCGATGTCCAGATCGCTACCGGCCAGGTGGATGCAGACACTAATACTGCCTGTGCATCCCTGGACTCGGATGTCAAGGAATTCGCTTACAATGATGTTTGCGGCACAACCCTCGATATCGTGGAGTATCTGTCCTCGATGATGTGGTACTTGAACGACATCGCAACTAACACGGGCCTGGCCCCTGTTCAGTGGGTGATCGTAATGCGCCCTGGCCTGTGGCACGAACTGACCGCCTGCTGGCCTTGCCAGTACAACACGAACCGCTGCGCTCTGTCGATGGCTGACGCGAACGCATCCGTGTCCGTGGACGGAACCGCGATGACTGCCGCTCGCGACTCGATGCGTAGTGGCATGTACATCGACATCGAAGGCGTGCGCTATCCCGTCATCACCGACACTGGCATCTTCGAGCATAACAGCACGAACAATGCCAACCTCGTCCCCGGCCAGTACGCTTCTTCGATCTACGCCGTGCCCCTGACTGTTCAGGGCGGCTTCCCCGTGACCTACATGGAACACGTTGACTTCCGCGCCGCTCAGGCCGATGTCAACCTCCTGCGGGGCATGGAGCAGTTCTTCTGGACAGATGGTGGGCTCTATAGCTGGGCCTACGAGCAGGTCAAATGGTGTATAAAATTGAGCCTCAAGCAGGAATCGAGGATTGTGCTTCGAGCGCCCCATCTGGCCGGTCGCCTGGATCACGTTCGGTATTCACCCCTCCAGCACGAAAGAAGCCCATTCCCTGATGATCCGTACTTCAAAAACGGGGGAATTTCTCTGAACGCGAGTGCTGTTCTATCCGCACCCTATGCCGTCTGGAGTTCCCGCGCCTAGCCTCACTACCACCCTATTCGTACAAACAACTTGGGCCTGGATTTTTCCAGGCCCAAGTCTTTTATTCTGCGTACTTTTCCAGTAATGCCATTGCCCTTGTATGCTTGCGCTCCAGGAACAGGGTGGCGTCACGGTACAAATAGTTGATAATGGATACGCACTGGACGCCCCCGAATCCGATATTTGAAATCCCCTGTCCCGGCCTCACGGTAACATTCTTGCTCGCCCCGTTCTCGCCAAGTATCTTTAGGAACCACGATAAAGTGTCTTCCTTACCGTAGAACCTAATTGACGCCCATTTCGGCAAAGATACCGAACCATCGCCATCCATGTATCCACGGATAAAGTGGCGATACTGTCTTTCAGGGAGATGCGCAAGAACGCGCGAGAAGTATGGTCGTCTCGGAGCAATGCCAAGTTCTTTTAGTCTATTTGCGAGATGTTCGCTCGTGATCTGCAACTTACAGGACTGAACAACCTTTCCAGTTGGCGGAGATATCTTTGGTTCAATTCTGACTGGTGTATCTGTCTCGAAGAACTTCTGCATAGCCTCGACTACACAGATGTCTTTTTCTGCAAGATTGACGACTAACGCATTTGCTATTTTGTTGACATACCCGTCCGCATAGATGAACCCAAGATAGTACGCCGCCGCCTCGCTGTCCAGGTTATCGAAAACGTGTTCGTTCAGACGATACTTGGCGCGCTTTCCGCCCAAGTCTATCCCCGCGTCGCGAACGATCTTTCTGGTCGTTGCCTTATCAATACTGTATTTCCTGGAAAGCGTAGTAACGATTTCTCCAACCCTGAACTCGGCTATCAGTTCGCCTTCCTGCTCATCACTCAACGCCTGGTGCGCTCGCGGATCAACTCCTTCCCGCTTCAAGGCGCGGTAGACATCCATCGCGCTGCAATTGAGGGCGCGCGCTATCTTGTGCCCCGACGTTCCTTCTGCGTACATCTGCTTGACCTGCTGGATTGTTTCGGGCGATAGCTTCCGCTGCCGCACGTTCCAAGAAGGGCGCATGGGGACGCCCACGCGGGCGAGCGTTCCAATGATGGTTGTTTTTGTCACCTTGTACTTGCGGGCGAGCGCAACGATTGACGCCCCTTCGCTGTATTCGTTCCCGATCTTGGCTTGCGTATCCTCTGCCAGAACCTTGCTTTTTGTCATTGTTTTCTCCTTGTATAAAGATTGTATCACCACTGTCTATATCTGTCAACCCCCAATATTGCCCCTTGACAACCAGCCCGCTTCCTGCTATACTAGAAGTCGAGAGCTAGTCATACGATCTCCTTTCTCTCAGCCGCCAGCAGCCCTCTCTCTGCTGGCGGCGCACTTTTACGGGGAGATGTGGTATAATGTGAACCACTATGAGCGACAAACCCCAACCCAAGCAACCGCACACAATCCGCTTCCCGCGGGACATCTACCGCCTGATCCACGAGATCGCGAAGGCGGAGCAGAGGACATTCAACCAACAGGTGATCTACCTGCTCACGTTGGGTATCCAGGTTGCGCTAAAGCGAAAGGAGAGCGAATGAACGAGATCAGCGTAAGGCAGGCGATGAAGTACATGACGAACCTGCACGTCAAGGATGGCGACGTAATCGCTATCAAGGTAGGAACCCCGCTCGCCACAACGGAGGCGGTTGACGTGATCGCGAAGGCATTGGAGAAGAACGGCTTTACCAAGTGCATTGTGGCTGTCGTGAACGACTTCGATGACCTGAAGGTGCTGGACGAAGCCGGTATGCTGCGCCGCGGTTGGGTGAACATGGATAAGGTGCGGGCGTTGGGGAAGAAGCGAGTGAGCAAGAAGGCGGTGTTGCAGTGAGCGACTTCTACAAACTGCTAATCCCGAAAGACTCCCTCGCCATCCTGGTCGGCTACCCTGGCGCAGACCGCGTGCGCTCGCTCGTGAACTCCGATGCCACATCCCTGATTGTCGTGGTTGAGAAAGGCGAGAAGGAAGCGGCAGAGGGCGAGGCGGAGTTTTACAGTAAACAGAGGAACATCGTCATCATAGAGCGGTCTGCCATCGGCTTCGAGGGCGACGACCTCCCCGTGGACGCCTTGATTGACAGTTACGGCGTGCCTGATCTCTTGGAGATCAAAGAGGACGATGACGTTCTCGGTATCCTGAGAACGACAACCTACCCGATCAACGTCGTATCCTTCCCCTGCGAGAGTGAACAGGACGCCCGCGCCTGCGTAGCCTGGCTGACTGTCTTGGGCGAGTACAAGTATCACGTCGTTGGCGTCGAGAACGAACACACGTGGTCGTCTCCCCGCACCCTGGGCTTCCTGGAAGGCTTCATGGGGAGCGAAGAGTTCCTGGCATGGATGGCAAGAACTGCTGTTTTCGGCTCACCTGGGAGGGTGTACGCCGTGAGGGTGAACCGAGAATGAAAGTTCTCGTAATGACATCCGACAAGTACCTGCCCGCCCTGCTCCCCTTTGCCTGGCTGATGGAGAAATACTGGTATCCTGCGCCGGAGGTGGTTGTGTGCGGGTTCACGCCGCCCCCCTTCGGCCTGCCGGGGAACTTCAACTTTGTCTCGTTGGGCAACTTCTCCGACTACCCGTTCAACAGGTGGTCGGATGCTTTTATCAAGGCGCTGAACATCGTAGATGACGAAGCCCCGATTGTGATGCTGGAAGATTACTGGATCACGCGGGAAGTGGATAGTCACGCCGTACAAATCCTCTACGACTACGCCGTACAGTTCAAGTACGTCGCCAAGATCGACCTCTGCGGCGACCGCCTGTATGCGCACGGGGCCGATTGCAACTATGGGCACGTCGCCTATCTCGACCTCGTGAAGTCGATGCCTGGTTCTCCCTATCACCTATCCTTGATGCCCGGCATTTGGCGTAAAGAGCATCTCTTGCGCAACGTGGTTCCGGGGGAAAGCCCGCACGACCTTGAGTTGATTGGCACGACCCGCCTGAGCCATGACCAGAACGTGATCGTTTTGGGGACGCGCCAGTGGCCCTTGCGGATCACGCTCGGCCTGCGGGGAGGCGACTCGAAGCATATCAACCTGGGCGAACTAGACCCGTCCGATGTAAGCGAGATGAGGTCGCTTGGGTTCTTTGAAACGTGGGAAGGAGGCTAAGATGGGCAATATCGGGTTAGCGTATCGCAAGGTGAGCGTGGGCGACTTCAAGACAACGAAGAAGATCACAGACTGCGTGAACAACGTTTTGACCAGCGGCGTGATCTCCTACGGGCCGTACAGCCAGGCTTTCGAGCAAGACTTCGCCGCCCTGCACGGGAACAAGTACGGCATCCTGAGTAATTCGGGTACGTCATCCTTGCAGATCGCTTTGCAGGCGATGAAGGAAATCCACGACTGGGAGTATGGGCAGGTGATCGTCCCGGCCACCACCTTTGTCGCTACGCCCAACATCGTCAACCACAACGGCCTTGTACCTGTGTTCGTGGACGTTGACCGGCACACCTACAACATTGACCCGGCTAAGATTGCAGAAGCCATCACGGAAGATACGAAGTGTATCATCCCCGTCCACCTGCTCGGCCAGCCCGCTAACATGACCGCCATCCTCGACATCCTGAACGAGATGGGGCGGCGTGACATCAAGATCATTGCCGACTCTTGCGAGTGTATGTTCTCGAAGCATAAAGGCTTGAGCCTGGGGAGACTCGCTGACATCTCCTGCTTCTCCACCTACGTTGCGCACCTGATCGTAACCGGGGTAGGCGGATTGGCGACCACGAATAACGAAGTGTACGCCGCCAAGATGCGCAGCCTCGTCAACCACGGGCTAGAGATTGACTTCTTGAACCCGGACGCCAACTTCGCCCCCCGTCCTATGCCGGGGCGCAGGTTCCGCTTTGACAGTATGGGGCACTCGTACCGGATCACGGAGATGGAAGCCGCTATCGGTTATGCACAACTGGACGAAGTAGACCGCGAGAACATGCTGCACACCCGCAGGCGCAACGCACAACACCTGGAGGCCGGTATCAAGAGGTTGAACCGGGATTACGGCGATACCTTCAATCCCTACGTGGTCGAAGAGGGGAACACTTCGGCCTACATGATGTACCCGATTGTGCTGAACAAGAAAGACGGGGAGTGTGTAGACAAGGAACCCTGGATGGCCTTCTTGAACGAGAAGGGTATTGAGACACGCGACCTTCTCCCCATCCTGGGCCAGCCGATCTACAAGTGGCTCGACCCGTCCCGCTACCCCGTCTCTGATTGGTTAGTGAAGTCGGGCTTTTATGTTGGTTGTCACCAGTATCTTTTCCCCGAAGATATTGACTACGTTCTCCAATCGTTAGAGGAGGCTTGCAATGAACTCAACTGAACTGAAAGAAAAGATGGCACTCCTGCCAGAGGTTATTACCGATAAACGACCCCCGTTTTGGGATTACTGGCGGCACAACCTGTGGGAGTATGTACGCGACGCCGACCCGATGGTGTTCCAAGAGTTCCCCTGCATCTACCACACGATGTTGGTGAACCACTGGAGCGAGTACGTCAAGTTGGAGTACAGGGAGATCGTGGCCGACGAAGGCGACATGACCCTGCGCCAGGTCGCTACCATGCCAGCACGCCACTCAACGGGCGACCTCATGGAAGGAACAAACCTTTCCTTGAACCTGATCCACCAGTATTACCACTTGTGGAAGTGGCAGAAAGAAATGAAGGTCGGTATCGCAGAGATGGATAGGATCGTGGAGTTCGGCGGCGGATATGGGGCGATGGCCCTTGCTGCCTACCGCAGCGGATTCCGCGGCGAGTATATTATCTTCGATAGCCCTGAGTTCTCCCTTCTACAAGAGTTCTACCTGTCTCACGTCTTGTCGGATGGCGACTTTAGCATGGTCAAGTGGAACGACAAGCGCGTCCGCATGACTGACTTGATGATCGCCTGCTACAGTCTCTCCGAAGTGTCCATCGAGGAGCGCACGAAGTTCTTGAATAAGGTCAAGGTGATGGGCGGATACCTATTGCTGTTCTCGGCGCAGTGGTCTGGTGGCCTGGATAACATCGGCTACTTCCGCGACTTCGCAGAGAAAAGCAAGCCTGCCCGCTGGAGCATCCACCAGCACGCCTATCTCCCCGTTGGCAACTGGTACGCTTTCGGGGCAATGAAATGACCTACAAACGCATCCCGCCCGATAGCGTTTCCCCACAGATACAAAACCTGTTTGAGTTGTATGAACAGTACCTCGGTTACAAGACGAGCGGGTTCTTCGTTGAGATCGGTGCGTTCGATGGTTACTCCTGGTCGAACACCTTGACTCTCGTGGACGCGGGATGGCGGGGTGTCATGGTAGAACCAGACCCGGATAACTTTCGGAAGTTGATGGAGAGGCATGGCGGAAAACGTATGCAACTCATCGGGTGCGCCATTGGCGCACAGGCGGGGAAGGCTCGCTTGTACCGGGGCGGGTCAACATCCACCATCGTACCAGAAACGATTGAGATGTACCACAACTTCCCCCCGCTGGCCTCTACGGGCCTGGACAAGAATAACTGGATGGAAGTGTCGGTATTGACGATGGATATGCTCATGGAGGCTTGTGTTGTCCCCGAACTGTATGACGTTCTCGTGATCGACGTGGAAGGCGGGGAGTTGGGCGTCCTGGCTGGATACGACATCGAGCGGTGGCGTCCGATGATGGCGATTGTGGAAACGCACGAGAAGCTCGACAATCCTGCGCTGTCCGCAAAAGCCATCCCTATCGGGGAGTTCTTCGCAGAGCATAACTACGTCAAGGTGCAGGCAGACACGATCAACACAGTTTACGTTGACCGGGTTTGTTGGGAGGAACGGAAGTGAACTGGAAGAAAGAGGTTATCGTTGTTGGTTTCCCAAGCTCTGGCAATACGTGGACGGCCAGGCTTATCGGTGATGTGCTAAAGTCACGCGTGACCGGGTTTCCGGGAGAGAAACCGATAGCGGAAGATGGGCCAGAGCGCAACGGGCCGTACATTATTCGCCAGTCGCATCTACGCGTAGAACACACGGGCGGAGATGGGCTTGTCGGTAACTTCAACTTCTATTTCGACAAGTACGATAAGAACAACGCCCCGTCCATCGTTCACGCCCTGCGTGACCCACGGGATGTGATCGTGTCCTATATGTATTACCACGAACTTCCTAGCCTGTCTGCTACCTGCGACTGCATTATCACGGGAAACAATCCCGTATCTCGCTCATGGGGTGCTTATGTTCAGGAGTGGATCGACATTGCGCCATCTATCGCCAGGATAGCGACTGTGCGCTATACCGACTTGCGAAGCGACACTTACGATGTACTGCGCAGTACGCTCGACACATTGGGCTTGAAATATAACGCTTCCGCGATTGCACCCGCCATCAAGCGGCAGTCGTTCAAGAGAAAGAAGGCAGCGATAGATCGCGGGGAGGGGATATACTCGTACAATACCGCTATCCAGGCGCACCACATGCGCAAGGGCGTGGTGGGTGACTGGAAGAACCATTTCAACCGCAGTTGCGGACAACGTGTAGAAGAAGCCTTTGGAGGACTAATGGAATCGCTCGGATATGAAAGCAATCGGGATTGGTGGAAGGGCTTGCCAGAATGATTACGGTCAACCTTTTCGACAACACCTTCCGGCAGTCGGTTTGTTCTGTCGCCTACAAGACCCCTAAGTATATTCGCTATGTACGTGGGGCCATTCAGCACAGTGGGATCACGCTGTTCGTGGACGGCTGCGCTACCAATGGGTCAGCCGCATCTGTTGACAGTCGCTTCAAGATCGCCTGGTTGCACGAACCCGAATGCCTTCACCCGAACGTTTACCGCGACATCATCCACCACGAGGACGAGTTCGACCTGATCCTGACCCACTACCAACCCCTGCTAGACCTCTCCCCTAAATACGACTTCTGCCCTTACGGGGGTGTCTGGATTGACAAAGGCCATTGGGGAATGAAGCACAAAACGAAACTTGTTTCGATGCTGTTTGGCGAGAAGAAGGCTACCGAAGGCCACCGCCTGCGCCACGAGATTTATGATCGGTTCAGCGGAAGTAAGGTTGAGTGGTATGGTTGCCGGGGAAGGCTGACCGACTACTCGCAGGAAACTAAAGAGACGGTTCTAGCGTCCTATATGTTTACCATTGTCACGGAAACCTGCGAGGCCGATAACCTGTTTACGGAAATCCTGCTGGACTGCTTCTCGCAAGGGACTGTCCCGATCTTTTGGGGGGCAAGGAACATTGGCGAGTTCTTCGACCCGAACAGCATCCTGCACTTTGAAACCCTTGACGATTTGGGGGAAATCTTGGATAATATAACCCCGGCGTTATACCGCCAGATGATGATGGGCGCGCAGGAGAACCTCGCCCGGATTGGCGACTATGAAGTAACCGAAGATTGGATGTTTGAGAACATCCTGAAAGGAGTGTACGCGTGAACATCTTTCAACCGTCGCTAGGCCAGGAAGAGGTGGACGCCCTTGCGGAAACCTTCAAAACGAACTGGATCGGCAGGGGGCCAAAGACGAAGGCTTTCGAGAAGGCGTGGGCTGACCATATCGGTGTGGCCCCCGAACTCATGCAGAGTGTATCCACCTGCACAGAAGGCTTATTCGCGGCTATGGAGGTGATCGAACTTCGTGAATACCAGAACGTCGTCATGCCGTCCATCAGCTTTGTCGGTGCGGCTAACGCAGTCCTGACGGCTGGCGGGGATGTCAAGTTCTGTGATGTGCAGTATCGCTCTCTGAACCCATCTCTTGACCACATCAAGGAAGCGGTAGACGACAGAACGCGAGCGGTTGTCTTACTTCACTACGGCGGCGTGCCCTGTAAAGACCTTGACGATATTGCCTACTATTGTAGCAATAAGGGGATTTACCTGATTGAGGACTGCGCCTGCGCCCCGGCCAGCACGTTCCGGGGAGTCGCCTGTGGGAATTGGGGCGACATCGGCATCTGGTCTTTCGATGCTATGAAGATAATGTCCACCGGCGACGGTGGGATGATCTATACCGCAGACAAGGTACACGCCGAACTACTGTCGTCCCTTCTCTTCTTCGGCCTGAACAGTACAAGCGGGTTCACGTCGAAGGCTAAGGAGCGGTGGTGGGAGTTCGATGTCGTTACGCCCGGACGCAATGCGGTGATGAACGATATCACGTCCACCATTGGCCTTGTGCAGTTGCGGAAGTTGGCCGGTTTCGTTGAACAGCGCAAGCACTTGTACGAGCGGTATAGCGCCCGCCTGCAAGGGCTGGACTGGCTTTTGACGCCCCCGCCCATCCCGTTCGATGCGAAGTCGAGTTACTACCTATATTGGGTGCAGACAGAAGTGGACACGCGCGATGCTCTCGCCGCTTACCTGCGCGAGAACGGTGTCTACGTCACCTTCCGTTACTACCCCCTGCATCGTGTACCCATGTACAACCAGGAACGAGCGGGAGCCGAACTCAAGGGGGCCAACGCCGCCGCTGACAGTACCCTCTGCCTTCCCCTGCACCAGGCGTTGACCGATGATGACATTGATAAAGCGTGTGACCTGATATTGACCTTCGGGAGGACGTATGAACGCACAAGAATTACTGAGTAGGTTCAGGTCGCTTCCCGACGTTCCCGTTCCTAACTTCCACACCTGGGAACGTCACCGCTACGAGTTGCGCCAGCACGTTATCCAGTTGAACGGGAATATGAGCGACTTCTTGAACTGGTCAACCATACAGGCGACCATGTTTGTTGGAGAAGCCCCTTACATCCGAGACGAATACAACGCCTTGTGTGACGAGTGGCCCGCCTGCCTGCCTGCAATCTCGGAGGGGAGTACAGGAAACCCGAAGCGGTTATCTTACGCACCCGACACAAGCGGGAACATGGTACACCAGGCGTACCACCTCTTGCAACTGCGCAGAGCCGGGATCGACTTCCTAAACGTCGCCTCCGTGGTCGAGTTCGGAGGCGGGTACGGAAGCATGGCGCGCTTGTTTCGTAGGTTGGGCTATACGGGAAAGTATTATATTCACGACCTTCTTGAGTTCCAGTGGTTGCAGGAATACTACCTGGAAGCGGAGGGTGTGCCCGTACACTTTGGCCCATGCCCAAGCGCCGATCTCCTGATTGCCTGCTACTCGATGAGTGAAGTCGATGTTGGCACACGGATCAATTTTATGTCTCTCGTTTCCCCGAAGAACATTCTGATCGCCTACGCCGACGTATATGGTACATATCAACCGCTGCGCGAGATACCATCCATGCTGACCAAGATGGGGTATACTTACGCTACCGCGCCAGCAAACCCGCCCGGAAACAACTACGCAGTTGGGAGATTGACGAAATATGATTAAGGTACAGATGGTTCCCCACCCCTCCGCTAACAAAGATGCGGTGTCCGGTATTGATACCGTCATTCGCAAGTGGGCGGAACACTTCCCCGACTTTGGCTTGCATATTGTGGGGCCGGAGGATGGCGACTTCGATGTTTTATCCATCCACGCCGGGATGACAGACCGTATCCCGAACGGCGTGCCAATGGTGTCGAACCTACATGGGCTGTATTGGTCAGCAGATTACAAGGCTTCATCTTGGGAGTGGGACGCCAACTCACAGGTAATCGAGTGCGCCCGCCGCGCTCACATGATTACGGTTCCTTCGGAGTGGGTTGCGGAAACCATCCGGCGGGACATGAGGGTGAATCCGGTCGTGGTTCCGCACGGGATTGATTGGAGGGAGTGGCAGCACAAAGAAGCAAGGGGAAACTACGTTATCGGATATATGAAGAATAGAGCCTTTTCCGATGTCTGCGACCCCACCTTCCTGACTACCCTGGCCGAGAAGTTCCCCAAGATAACCTTTATCAGTTCCTTTGCCCCGCCTCGCAGTCTGCCGAATATCAAGGTCGTGGGCGTCCTTCCGCGTGAGAAGCTGCGCCTTCTCTTGCAGAGAGCGGCGGCGTTGGTGTCACCTATTAAGGAAACCTTTGGCGTCCTGACCCTGGAAGCCTTCGCTTGTGGCACACCCGTCCTGGGCTTCGACTACGGCGGGAACAAGGACTTGATCGTACATGGTAAAACGGGATACTTAGCAAGAGTAGGAGATCACAATGACCTTGCGATGGGCCTCAATTACTGCTTGGAAAACAGAGCCGCCCTGGGTGCGCTGGCGGTGGAAAGAGCGAAAGAGTTTACCTGGGACGAGGCGGTACGCCGCCTATCGCAGGTCTACAAGATGGCGATATCCAAGAGTGGAGAAAAAGCATCAGTCTCGGTAGTGATCCCCTGCTACAAGTATGGGAACGACGGTCAACTAGGGCGCGCTATTCGCAGCGTCCAGACTCAATCCGTTCCCGTGAACGAGATCATCGTTGTGGACGACGGCGCTCCCAATGGGCCAGAGACGAAAGAACTCGTCGCCCGCTACACCGAGAAAGACAAGCGCGTCCAGTATGTCTACAAGGATAACGGCGGTGTCGCCACCGCCCGCAACGTGGGCTGTGAGAAGGCGACCAGCAAGTACATCATCTGCCTGGATGCCGATGACGCTTTGGGCGAGTTGTTCGTAGAAGCCTGCCTGCCGGAGTTGGAGAAAGACCGCACTTTGGGTATTGCATACACCAAGTTGATGACGGTTGCTCCCAACGGTGCGCAGAAGGTTTCTGCCTGGCCGGACACGTTCAGTTACGACCGGCAACTACAGTATGGCGGCAACCAGGTTCCTACGGCCTGCATGTTCCGCAGGGAGATGTGGGAACGCCTGGGCGGGTATCGCTCCCGCTACTGCCCGAATGGGGCGGGGTCGGAAGATGCTGAGTTCTGGCTGCGTGCCGGTGCTTACGGCTGGCGGGCGAAGATGGCAACCGACGCTCCCTTGTTCCTGTACTCCATCGGTTCTGGACAGGTCAGCGGGAATAAGCACTACAGCGAAGTCGATTGGCATATCCTGCACCCGTGGTGCTTTGATGGTCAACATCCATTCGCATCTATTGCCACCCCCGCCAACGAGCGCCAAAGTCACGCGGTACGCCAATATGACGAGCCGCAGATCAGCGTAATTATCCCGGTTGGGCCTGGACATAAGTCGCAAATCTTCAACGCTCTGGACAGCCTGGAGTCGCAGACCTTCCGCAAGTGGGAGGTGATCGTGGTGGACGATACGGGCGATGCTGAACCCTGGTCTTACGACGGCGTGACCGATATGCTCAAGGCTTACCCCTACGTGCGCCTCCTGCGCACAAAGGGCAAGCAAGGGGCCGGGTTCGCCCGCAACCGGGGGGCCGATGCTGCACGCGCCCCTTTGATCTTGTTCCTCGATGCCGATGATAACCTGATGGAGCCAGAAGCACTCCACTTGATGATGCAGGCGTGGGAGGCAAACTCGAAGATCGTCTATACCGACTATGCGGGCAAGGCGATCATCGACAAGAACGAAGCCGAGAAGTTGAAGAAAGCCGGTCGCCTGATGGACTTCAACGACAAGACCGGGTTGGCGATGATCCTGCACAGCGCATCCGACTACGATTGTGAACGCGCTATCCGCCAGCCCGACAACCCCTTGTATATCTGGAACCTGATTACGTCCCTCGTACCGCGAGCGTGGCATAAGGCGATTGGGGGTTTCGATGAGTCGATGCCATCGTGGGAAGATTGGGATTACTGGCTGCGCATGGCGAGGGCAGGATACTGCTTCGTGCGCATCGAAAAGCCACTCGTTGTCTACCGCTTCTACACCGGAAATCGACGCGAGATCGGCGTAGAAATCTCGAAAAGCCTGTTACAATATATAATTGACAAGTACAGTAATATGGAGGTCAAGATGTGTGGATGTAAAGGAAACCGGGCCGCAACCCCCGTTACAAGGGCGCAATCTCTCCCGCAAGGGACAAGCAAAACAGCAGTTCTTGCCGACAGTGAAGTAGTTCTCGTCACCTATATGCACCCCAACCGGGGCGGGCATCGCGTGATCGGCCCCGCATCGAAGCGGGACTACGGCTATCGCTCTGGCGGCGGGCAGGAAGATTTTCTCGTGGAAGTGCGTGACCAGGCGGCAAACCCGCGCTACTTCGTCATCAAGACACTTGTGCAAGAGGACGCTGCACCCCCTGAACCACCTCCCGCTCCCGTTATCGAAGAACCGCCCGCCGAGATCGAGAGTATCCCCGACCGCATGGCCCTCGACTTCCTGCGTGACGAAGTAGACTTCTCCGCCATCCCCGGCGTAACCAAACAGGTCGCCGCAGGGCTGAAGGAAGCGGGATGCAAGAGCCTGCAAGATGTCCTCAACCTGGGCAAGGATAAGATCAAGGCCATCGACGGCGTTGGGCCAAAGCGAGCCGATGCCATCTACTCTTTCATCGAGCGTAAGGTTGCGAAGCACGGGACGGGGGCGACACTATGAAAGCAACCGCTCTCGTTACCTACGTTCTCGCAACCTGGCGGCTAACGTCGCTCCTGGTCAACGAAGCGGGGCCGGGTGACATCTTGGCTAAGTTAAGGCACACCATCGGGGTACGCTATGACAGGAACTCGCAACCGACCGGGAATAACATTGCTGCCGAAGCCCTTACTTGTGTTTGGTGCGCAAGCATCTGGATCGCCTTCCTGTTTGCGGCCCTAAGCGTGGTCGTGGAAGGGAACGGAAGGTGGCCCGTGCGCCTGTACCGCCTGCTTTCCCGCACGTTGGCTTTGTCAGCGGGGGCGATAGCGATTGACACCTTGATTGTGGCGCATGAAAAGTAAGGTATATCGGAGTTATTAGTTTTAATGGAAGTAAGAGATAATTCAAGATGGCTTCTGGCGACCTACTTAAACGATTATTTGCAAGCTACCGGAGAGGCGACTCAAAGGAGTTCTTTATTGCTGCCCAGGAATTGATCGCAGAAGAAGAACAACGCAACCATCACGTTCTGGCGCGTGATCTCCAAAAAATACTGGAAAACGGGAACGGGCGTCCGGTAAGCTCTGTTCGCCGGTTTGATCTTGATCAACTACCACAGGATCGGGAACGCGGCACCACCCTGCTTGAAATCAGGACGCCGCAACGGTACCTGGATGAATTAATCATCAGTCCTGAACTTCACGACCAGATAGACATAGTGCTGAACGAGTACCGGGCTATTCAGGTGTTGCAGTCCAACAATCTCAGGGCGAGGCAGAAATTACTGCTGGCCGGCCCGCCTGGATGCGGAAAAACCCTGTGTGCCGAAGTAATCGCTTCCGAGTTGGGGCTGCCGTTGATTTACACCCGTTTTGATGCAGTGATTTCGTCATATCTGGGTGAGACGGCTGCGAACTTGCGGAAGGTTTTTGAGTATGCACAGCGGGGGACATGGGTGGTTTTCTTTGATGAATTTGATGCGATTGGAAAATCGCGAGAAGATGTCGATGATCACGGCGAATTAAAACGGGTCGTCAATACATTCCTGCAACTGCTGGACAACTTTGTTTCAGACAGTATATTCATTGCCGCCACCAACCATGAACGTCTGCTAGATCGAGCGCTATGGCGGAGATTTGACGATATTCTGTTCTTTGACCGGCCTACAGCTGATCAGATTCGCACACTGATAGACATCAAACTGAGTAGTACTCGACACCGCGAATTGAATATCGAAAACTTTGTTAACTTGATGGTCGGCTGGTCCCACGCTGATGTTGAAAGAGTATGTTTCGAGGCCATGAAGATCGGCGTGCTACTCAAGCAAACCGTCATCAACGATGAAATATTTATGTTGGCTTATGAGCGTCAGCACAGAAGATTTGAAATTGTCCAGAAAACAACCCGGTGAGGAAGGGGGCTTGCAATAAATGCTTCCGTTGTTTGAAGAGAGGTTGAGAGATCACCTGCGGATACGGCGAATGGAAATTGAGAAGCCGCGTCACAAGTCCAAAGGCAATGGCGGCCGCCCGCCGAGAAATAACATTGAACACGGTGAAGGCCTAGGTCAAAAAGTTGATATTGTGATCAAGTCTTTTGAAGAAGCGGCTGGATCTCAACCGCCGGAGTTTAACCCGGCGTTTATTTTCAAGATCAAGGTGGAAGGTGGCTCTGTAAGCGAAGATGACTGGCGGAGAAGTAATCTAACTGTGTTAAGCGAGGAACCAGATGGGGCTGTTGTTTTGTTCTCACCAGATCAGCTCGCAGAATTTAGAAATCGAATCGGAGCTTACAGTGAGCCAATTGAAGAAGGTAGTAAGAATCCCCACTATGCCTGGATCGCATCGCTGACTGAAGAAATGGAATTGTGGGGGAGAGAAAATCGGATTGGCCGGAAACTGCGGATGGCAGAAATAGATTCCAATGCCGAATATTACCTTGATGTTGAGTTGTGGGCATATGGCACTGGTGAAGAAAACCAGCAGCGGATCGCAGCCCTGGAACAATATGTTGGTAATCATGGCGGTAGGATCACAGATAGGTATCCTGGCGACAATTTGTTCCTCGCTCGCGTAAGGGTGTCCGGTGCTATTCTCGACCAAATGCTTGAAATCGGCGACATTCAAGAGATTGATTTACCACCTGAACCAGCGATGGAAATGCCGGAATACTATCGTAGTCAGATTGATGATTTTCAAACCCCCATCACGCCACCTGCTCCAGATTCTCCAGGTGTATGTGTTGTTGACAGTGGTTTAGCGACTGGGCACCCCGTGTTGGCAAATGCTGTTGGGGATGCGAGGGCATTCCCGATTGCATTAGGGACTGAAATTGACCAAAACGGGCATGGTACGATGGTATCCGGGCTTGCGCTCTATGGAAACGTAGATGCCTGTATCCAGAGGTTAAACTTTACTCCTCAGATGTTTTTATACAGCGCCAGGGTTACTAATGCACAGAATCGGTTTGATGATGAAAGCCTGATCGTCACTCAGATGGAGCAGGCGATCCAGTATTTTCACGACAACTATGGATGCCGGGTTTTTAATATTTCTCTGGCTGATCCTGACTTGGTATATGCTGACGGGAAGCCATCACCGTGGGCGAGCGCGCTCGATAACCTGGCTCAAAGGTATGATGTGGTTATTGTGGTTTCGGCTGGCAATATTCCATTGACATCTTATCAAGGACAGGAGGCCGAATCTGTTCGAGCAAATTATCCTGGTTATCTTCTTCAAGACACGTCAAGAATTTTAGAGCCTTCAACAGCGGTCAATGTTCTAACGGTTGGATCGCTCTGCCAGTCTGATAGTTCGTTCCACGCTGGCAGGCAGCCGGGCGATCTAATTGAGCCGATTGGTGAAGTCAACATGCCTTCTCCATTCACCCGCAGCGGCCCCGGTGTGAACAAAGCATTTAAACCCGATGTGGTTGAATATGGCGGCAATTCAGCTTGGTATGGTTCCCAGAGACGGTTTTTCCAGAATGACCCTGGTCTGGATATCGTCTCAACAAACCGGGAATATCAAAACCGATTATTTGCAGCAATGAGTGGGACAAGTTTCAGTACGCCGCGGGTTGCTCACTTGGCTACGCTGATTCTTCAAAAATATCCTGATATTTCAGCTAACCTGGTGCGCGCCTTGATAGCCAATTCTGCCGGAATCCCCCCCATTGCACAGGAGCGGTTCGGGAATGATGATGATATTCGAAGGCTATATGGTTACGGCCTGCCAGATTTGAATAAAGCTCTTTATTCAACCGATAATCGTGTCCTGCTAATGGCTGATGACGAGATTGCCAATGACGGTATTCACGTCTATGAAATCCCTATTCCCGATGCGTTTCGATCAACGCGCGGGGAACGGGTAATCACAATCTGCCTGGCTTATGATCCCTCGGTCCGGCATACCCGCAAGGACTACGTGGGAGTCAGCCTGGAATTTCGCCTACTACGGGGATGTACAACAGATCAAATCTTTGATTGGTATAGCAACCAGCGGGCAGACGGAATCCAACCCTTTCCTGCTTCCTACACGTGTAACCTTCAGCCAACACTCCAAAACCGAGGTGGAGGCACACTGCATAAAGCCGAGTTTCGAATTAGACAAAATGGCGCATTGGAAAACTACCCTGGCGAACATTTCCACCTTTTAATTCAGTCCAAAAAGGGATGGGTGGATAACGATTTATACCCTGTCCAAAGGTACGCCGCTACAGTCTCACTTGAACACCTGGGCGTCCAACTGGATATTTACAATTTCCTTCGAGATCGAATCCGGCAGGATGTTCGGCAACGAGCGAGGGCAAGGGCTTAAAGACATCTGCAAATAGCCCACTTGATCGTCTGCTCGGCCTGGTGATGCAGGAACCTGGCATTCCAATTGACCTGAAAGAGCGCACAAAAGTCGCTTGACGGATTAGCGCTTCGTGAAGATAATAAAAGTACCCGGTGTCTGGGCGCCCCCCTCGCTCAGAACCGGGTATTTTTATTGCATGACGGACACTTTACAACCGCACTCATTTGATGAATAAAATGAGTGCGGTTGTAAAATTTCCAAGGGGCCTACTCTTGGTGTCCTGGCAGTTTTCATCATGAGTGGAAACATTCGGCGACTACCCACCCCCGCATGCCTGGTAAAAATAGTAAAACCCCTCTGGGCTGGTTTTCTTTACTTTATTCAACCGGTTATAGGCCAGGTTATGAATAGCCAGGTCAGCCAGGTTAATCGTAGGATCAAAACGTGCAATTGTTGGCTGTTGATTCCCAATCAACACTGTCAAATAAGCCACTTTTGCCGCGCACAGTATGGCTGAGTCTAGGGTGAAGTGTTCTGCATAAACAAATCCAGCCATTTTCTTGATGCCATTCAGCAGTTCAGCATATTCTTCAGGGGCTCCGTAACCGCGCATTCCTATCAGGCAGGCTGTTGCGAAACTATCGGCCAGTACATTTGCTGTGGAAAGATGGCGCAAACCGCGGTAGGCAAGTTCCTGATCCGCAATGGTGTGAAACGTATCCGATACCAGGCGCATGTCATGTACAACATCAAAGAGCAAACCCAAATCATAGAGTTGCTTGCTGATTTCCAATTCTTTGTCTTTACCATAGAGAATACCCGTTGTATGAGGGGCAAACGCTGTCAGCTTATCGCCCAACAGACATTCGGGAACGGGGCAGGTGATCTTGGTTGGCTTACCATCGGTAACAAGCAAGCCCGATTGGATTTCAACTGTCTGGCAAACCGGGTAGGGATTGGTCTCGAATAGGATGTCCAGCAGGATTGAGCTTTCTTTACCTTGAATAGCAGACTGAAAAAAGAACTTGTAATGGCGCTTGGGAACCGCACTGAGCCGTTCGTCTTTCTCGAAGCGGTGAAATACTCCTTGTTGGATTACCTGCTGAATAGCTTCTTCCAATCCCTGGTCAGTCTCCATAACGATATCGAGATCAATTGAAAACCGCATCGGTGTTCCCAGGATCAACAGCAGCGAGGTGCCGCCTTTGAATATGAAATCAATACCGCCAGCGCGTAAGTTTTCGAGCAGTGTCAGCGCCAGGATCATTTTCTCGATCAGAATGGGATCGGTAGGGGTTTGTGAAGTTCCTCGAATCTTCATAATCCATTCTGAAGTACGCGATTGGCTTGAAATCATTCGTTGGATTCCTCCAGTTGTATCAGTTGTATATTGGTTTTCTTCTGCAGAAAATCGCGGAGTTTTTGATCCAGCTTGCGGCGCTGTGCATAGCGAAAGATTGTTTTTTGGCTAACCTGGTAGCGTTCAAAAGCTGCGTCAAAAATGTGAGCCAGTTCTTCCCCGTGGAAGATATAGAAAATATCCTCATCCGCGAAAATATCCACCAGGATTTTCTCCAGCTTAGGTGTAGAAACACCTTCTACTTTTTGATGCGGAGACTGGCTAAGCAGGGATGTTATGACAATGCTGTCGGAGCGGGGCAAAACATACCGCTCGAAGGTTACCCGGTCCGGTTGTAAAAAGACCCTGCCGATCCAACGTGTGTTCAGGAAATTAAAAACCGATTCGGAGGCATCCTTTTCAGTTTCCAGAATGACCTGGCTCTGGCCAGGCTGGTGCAGCATAAACTCATGCAGGAGGCGCGTTTCCCAGATCAGGGTTTCGGCATAGGGAAAAGCCGTTTTTACCTCATGATCAATCTGGCGCAGCTCAGCAGAAAAAGATGGCGTGAACTTCTTCAACGCATGAGGTGTATTGTGTCCATTAAGGAATTGGTATGTCCCAGCATCCACAGGGATAATCTGGTCGCGCCGTTCCAGTGCATAGAGAATCCTGCGAAAAGCCGGCTCTGAGAGCGAAGGCGCCCGTTTCTGATAAAAATTACGCAGATCTGCCTTGCCAAAGAACTTGCGTCCAGAGAAAGCGCCGCGTAGTTCAGGGAGGAACAAATTCATGTCGTTCATTTTTCGCCTCTCCTTTTTCGTAATTTGTCATTAAATACACTTAAGTGACGAATTACGAAACATCTATGCGTAGTATAACACTTAATCTGGGTATTCAATAAATCAAATTCGCGCCAAGCACCCGGAAAACACAAGTTTGAAAATTACTCTGAAGAAAACCTAAGGTTTTTCTCAGAGTAATTTTGCTACGTTTTAGGGTTAGCATCTGGCGTAAGCTCGTTTTAGGAATTATAGCCTGGACAATAATAGCCGCGACTATGATTCTCGACCAAAACCCTTGGAAGGTTGATGTTTTTACTCTCGGTGAAAAAATCTGCCCAAAAGTTTTCATTGGTAGTGAAAACTTTTGGGCAGAGGGTATCACTTCATACATCAAAATTGGGTAACGTCACACAATGGCATCTATGGCAAGTAAAAATCCCTGCTCGGTTCGCCTGAGAAGCTTACTCCTCGAAATACTTCGCCAGCAGTGTTCGAACGGCCGTCGCAACCTGCTTGCGCGTCCCAGGATCGGGAATACGTGCAATATCCAGCGCTACTTCTACTGCCTCAGGAGGCAGGTTCTCGGCGCTGGCAGCGTGGATGTCGAAGGCCTTGAGGGGTGGCCAGTCGGCCAGTTGTAAGAATTCATTCGGATTCACCCCAAAATGATCGGCCATCAGGATGCAGATATGCATGGCCGGTCGCCGTCCGATAAGAATCCGGCGAATAGCCTGATGATCCAACCCGGAGTCTAACGATGCCTCGCGGTAGGTTTCGTTCTTCTGCTCAAGGAGCTGATACACGCGTTTCCTGAGCGGCTCGGGGTCATAATCCTTCAGGCGTGTGGCAAGCCTGGATTTTGCGATAGGTACTTCCATCTGAGAGTCGCCTCCTGAAAGAACCTGCGTTAGAATCTTCACAGGTTCAAATCGTTGACGTGCAGCAACGCTCGCCAACCTTGAGCACATTATAAACCACATTCACTGGAGGCATGTATGGATACAATACCCGCAACGCCCTACCGGGCGGTGGGCTACAAGCGAGTGTCTGCTCGCGAGCAAGTCGAAGGACACAGCTTGGATGCCCAAGAGGTGCACATCAGCACCTTTGTTCAAGCTCAGGGATGGACCCTGATGAAAATCTATGAAGACGCCGGCATTTCGGCCAAGAAAGGCAGCCACCGCCCCGCCCTGGAGCAGCTGCTCCGAGATGCCAAGGCAGGCAAGTTTGACGTAGTTGTGGTGGATAAAATTGACCGCTTCTACCGTCACTTGGGCGGGCTGCTATCGGCGCTGGATCAGCTCAACTCGTGTGGCGTCAGTTTTGCTTCGGTTCAGGAAAAACTCGACTTCATCACTCCCTGGGGCAAATTGATGCTGACCGTTTTGGGCATGCTCGCAGAAATTTACCTCGATAATTTGCGTCAAGAAACGAAGAAAGGACAACGTCAAAGGGCGCGCAAGGGGATGTGGATTGGCGGCATCCCGTTTGGGTACTGCAAAGGCTTATGCGCTAACTGCGAAGATCCAAATGGCAAGGATTACTGCCCGAATTATGGACAACAAGAACCTGGGCGATGGCAAGAACATTATCGCCCACCCAATTGAGAGCCTGGCGGTAAAAATGGTTTTCGATTGGTATGCCACCGGAAATTACACCCAGGTTCAGATTGTGCATATCCTGAACGAGACGAAAGTGCGCTTGCCGGATGGCAGCGAGGCACAACTGCGACAGAAGGGTCGCAAAGGCGCCACCAACCCCGGCCTGTTCGGGCGCGATACGATCCGCGACATGCTCAAACGATACGCCTACACTGGCAAAATCCCTTACCAGGGTATTGACGAGCAAGGCCGTCACCGCAAACGCAAGCCGCCATTGGAAGTGCTGGACGGCAACCACCCCGCGCTGGTCAGCGAAGAACTTTTCAACAAGGTGCAGGAAATCCTGGCCCTGGTCAACAAAAATATCCGCTACAAGAATGGTAACCCTGTCCGTTTATATCCGCTCACTGGAATCTTGAGATGCGGTTACTGCGGCAGCCGGATGCGCGGTGAAAAAACGTTTCTGGATCGGCGGGTGTACGGCGATGGCGACCGGATTGACCACAAGAACAACTGCACACAACCAATGGCAGACTCAGATGTTATAGAAGAGCAAATGTACCAGTTCTTGCGCGAGGTCATTGAAAACTCGAAGGGCAAAGTGGATCTGGACGTCCTGCAGAAAGAAATCCAACTGGCTGAGCAGCGGTTTCTCCGTACGCGCGATATTTATATCTCTGGTGAAATTACCCGGGAGGTCTTTGAAATCGAAAGAAATCGATTAGAATCTCTAAAAAGGGACTTGCGTTTCGACTTCGTTGGTGCTACAATGACATCGCTCAGTTTCATCCGTTCGGGTGTCGCTGAGTGGAACACACTTTCACAATTTGAACAAAAAAGGCTGCTTCAACTCGCAATTGAAGCAGCCTGGGTACGAGAGAACGCTATCGTAGCTGTGCAGCCGTCGATTGCGTTTCTATCTCTACTATCCACGTATTCAGATGGTAACATGGGGGAGTTGGGGATTCGAACCCACGGCGGAGGTTTAAGCCCCCGCACTCACTTAGCAGGCGAGCCCAATCGGCCACTCTGGCACCTCCCCATTGCGGGGTGAATTCTACCATATCTAAGGGGCAGGGGCAAGAAAAAATATCCGGGAGGACAGGCCCGGATGTTTAGGCGGGCGGTGCGCTGGGGGCGGTATTGGCGCTCTCGATGTTCACCACCGCCGGTACGAACATGGCGGCAATCGCCACCGCCGAGGCCAGGATCCCAGCGGCGATGTACCAGAATTGCAGCCCCAGGGCATCGCTGATGGGGCCGGCTACAGCCAGGCCGATGGGCGAGGTGATGCCCATCAGGCTGCCGATCAGGCTGAAGACCCGGCCTTGCTTTTCGGGCGCGATCTTACTCTGCAAGACGGCCATAAACGGCCCGTCCACAAACGGCATGAAGAAGCCGATCAGGAACATGCATGCAACCGCAATCCAGAAGGTAGAAGCGGGGGTCAGACCCATGAGGACGAAGAAGCTGCCCGATACTGCCAGCGCCGACATGGAGGTGAGAATCTTGCGTTTGAAGCCGCCCCAGGCGGTCAAGATCAGTCCGCCGATCACGATCCCCACCCCCAGCAAAGTCTCCATCAGGCTCAAGGAATAGGCATCGCCCTCAAAGTGCTTGCTGACCAGCAGCGGGATCAAGGAGAAAGCCGGGGTNGTGGCAAGCTTGAAGATCAATACCATGCCGATCANNATGAGCATGCCCCGCCATTGCAGCAGATAGTGCAGGCCCTCNCGCATATCTTGCCAAAACGAAGATGCTTNGGTGCGGGCTTCGTGGTTGGGGGGCTGCGGNACCATGATGAAGAACAGCGGNANNATTGCCAGCAACGCCGTAACCACGTCAATCATCATCACGTTGTGCATGGGCANNAGCTGCATGNCCAGNGCGCCGGCAGGNGGGCCAAAGATACTGAGCNTGCCAAACAAGGTCTGGTTGATGCCCGCCACGCGCGTCAGGTGCTGTTCGGGCACCATCAGCGAGGTGGAGGCTTGCATGGCGGGCCAGTGGAAGCAGCCCCCCAGGGAGCGCACGAAGAGGATGACGTATACGTGCCAGA